TTTAAAATTAAAAACGGAAAAAATTGAAAACATTATAAATGGATATTTATAATACGGAAAAACTTGGGAACATAAAGAAAGGGATATATAAGGGAAAGGGAAATAAAATTAAAATTATATATCTTTGATAAGTAAATTAAACGAATAAATGAGTGTAGTTACAAAACGATTTGACCCAAAGAGTGTTTTAAAAAATAATCTAAATGTTCGTTCTAAAGTATATCATACTACAAAGAAGAACAATTACTTTGAATTTGAGATACCAGAAATTGATGGTTTTGATGCACGTAATTATTCACCATTAGTCTATCAGGAGATACCACCATTAGAGCGAGGTACATTAGCATATGATGATTTTTGGGATGAACAGGATAGGCGTTGTTTGGAGGGATATGAACCTACTATTAACGGTGTCAAATATCCACGTATAACTGGTCCACATTATTTTTATCTGAATATGCTTCAGATAATGATGTTAAAGCAAGGAGCTACACAGAAGAAATTGGATTATCCATTTTACAGAGTGTTAGATCACTTGCTTTTTTTAGAGATAGAGAAAGCTGGACTGTTAGGTTACGGAATTATTATTGGTAAGGCAAGACGTATGGGATTGAGTTATATTGGTGACTGTATGACTTTATACAACTTGTTATTTTTCTTAGATGCAGAAACAGCTATTGGAGCTGGTAAGGAAGATAAGGCTACAGATTTATTCAAAAAGGTTATAAAGTCTTTAGAGAATTTACGTGAGGAATATAGAGTAAGCTACAGAAAAAACAAGACAGAATTAAAGTTGTCTTATAAAATCAATGAGAACAAAGTACAGCAAGATGCTGGTATCAATTCTCAATTAACAGTGAAAACATTTTTCAGTGACCCATCAGCATTTGAGGGTGGTAGTTACAAGTTCTTTATTTTTGAAGAGATAGGACTACAAGACAATTTGATAAAATCATATAAGGCGAGTGAGCCTTGTTTTATGGAGGGTGGTACTCAATTCGGAGTTCCTTTAATGTATGGAACAGGTGGAGAAGTAGATAAGGGTTCGCGTGATATGAAAATTATCTATGAGAAACCTGAAGCATACAATATGAAGAAGTTGTTTATTCCTGCATATTTATATTATCCTGGTTCTGTAGATAGTGAAGATGAGGAAGAAGACAATGTAAACTTCTTTAACCCTATTACTGGGCGTACAGATGAAGTAGCTGCATTAAAGCATATTTTAGAGAGAAGAAAAAGAGCGAGTACATCGCGTGATGGTTATATCAAAGAGGTACAGAGTAGGCCAACGGAAGAGGCTCATTTATTTCTAAAGACATCAGGAGGGCAGTTGAATCGTATTATCTTAAACGGACAACTACAAAATCTTTATGATGGTGTTAGAGCTTACACACCTAAAAGGGGTAGATTAGAATGGGTTTATGACAAGTCTTTAAACTCTCAACTATCAAGATGTCAAACACAAAAGGAAAAAGACAAAATACATATTCTATACAAGAGTAAAGTAGATTTTATAGAAGATGAAAACGGTACTTTTTGGGAGATAGTAAAACCTATCAATACTGATGAAATGCCTTATCCAGCAGATATAGGTGGTACAGATAGTTACGATGAGATTGTTCCTGAAGATACAGGTTCTATGGGTGCTACATTAGGGTATCGTGTTTTCAATGGAACTACTAAAGATTACAATATGCCTGTTGGATTGGTGTATGAGCGTGGTGATGCAAGTAGTGACGATACGTTCTATTCTAATTCTTTAAAGTTCTGTGTACGTTACAATATGCAGACATTAGTAGAATACTCAAAAATTCTCATTATCAATTACTTTGAAGATTGTGGAGCGCAAAAGTATCTAAAGTTAAAACCTATCTTACGTAATGAGGCTATCGCTAATAAAGGTAGGCAGACTTATGGTGTTCACGTAAAAGGAGAAATGAAAGGTATTATTACCAGGTTATTAAAGCACGAAGTAAATCATAATACGATGAATTATTGGTTAGATTTAATTTTATTAGATTTGATAGAATATGGAGATGGTAATACGGATATAGCAATGGCTTTAGGAATGTGTTTAATTTCTAAATTGGATATGTTCGAAGAGATCACTGATGATTTAGATGGGGAATATGACGAAGGTGATGTATTACGAGATATGGAATATTACACTTTGGATAGTGCTGGTAATTTGGTAGCTGAAACTTATGGGTTAAGTCCAAGCAGTAATTCAGATATTGATATCTTTGACCCACGAAAACATCTCACCGGAGAGGAAAGAGAAAAATATCTTAACTTTATAGCGATTAAAAAGGAAAAGATAAAGGAACAGAAAGAACAGCAACGAGAAAAGCTAAACAATTCTGAAGACCCATTTCAGAAATCAATACAAAATGAAATCCTAAAACGAGAAAAAAATGACTTACGAACAGTTTGAATTGCCAAATCAAAGGATGCCAGAATCTAAATGGACAAAGAAGTTGTATTTAGAGCACGCTAACAAAATGATTGAATATATCGGTAATGATGTTTTCACAAGACGTAATGATAGTATTTCAAAATATTACAGACGTTATTCTTGTGAACTAAGTCCGAAAGAAGTACAAGCCAATGACTCTTTAACCAAACAGTATGGTTTTGATTTAGGTGTTGAGTATATGATTTATCCATTATGTGAAATGGTAGTAGACCAATTGGTTAGTGAGTATATTTCTGTTCCTATGCGAAAGAAACTATATTCTATTAATAAATCGGCTATCAATTCAAAACTTGATGAGAAAGTTAAGTATATCAATGAAGAAATATTTAGGGCAGAGAATGAGAAGCTTGAAAACGAATTAGGTTTCATTCCTGAAACAGAAGATCCCGATATAGATTTACCTGACGATATAGAAGAATTTTTCGCTAAAGATTATAAGACCCAAGCGGAAGAAATTGGAGACGATATCATAGAACAGTTTTTAGAAGTTCTTAAAGAAAAGCGAAAAGTAAAAACCTTACTTCAAGATTATCTTATCAGTGAGCAAGTTATAGCTACTATAGAAGAAAAAGATGGACACCCAACTATTCGCAGAGCTAAATATGATGAATGTTATATTGATGTTAATCCAGATGAAGAGATACAAAATGACATTAATATTTTTGCATATTTCCCTTACTACACAAAGAATGAAATTCTAAACAAATACAATCTTGATACAGAGCAATTAAAAACGCTTGATGAGATATTCGCTAAAATGGAAAGTGGAAAGCTTACCAATGAACCGTTTGATTTCGGAAGAAATAATGGTGTAGATAGTGTTGGCTTTAACAATTCTAAATCTGGAGTTTCTTATAGAAACTGGTACGATACCAATAGTAGAAATAGAATACGCGTTATGAAAATGCAATGGAAGTCACGTAAAGAGATACGTGCTAAAGTGCATACTAATCAGCATACTGGCGAAGAAATTTACACACTGATAGGAAAAGATGAGAAACCAAGAGCGCGTGATGTTATTAAAAAAACTACGATAGAAGTTATTCGTGAAGTAGAAATGATAGGTCCAGAATTGGTTTTAAAATATGGGGAGTGTAAAGAGCGTTTATCTTTTATAGATAACAAGAAGAAAGTAATGTTACCTGTTGTGAGTCTTATTGGAAGAAATACTATGTACACTGGAGAGATACGTTCTGTAGTAGCGAAAATAGAACCGCTACAAAAAATGGCTTCTGACTTACTATTTGAATTAAGACTTGCAATGAAAGCTAATGATGGGCGTATCTTAGTGTATGATACGGCTCAAACACCAAAGCAGTTTTTAGATCAAGGACCAGGAAAAGCATTAAACAGAGTATTGCATCACATCAAAAAAGATAAGATGTTATTATTCAATTCTAAAGACCATAAGTCCAGAGCTACTTTTAATCAGTTTACAGCATTAGATTTAAGTAATAGAGGTCAGGTAAAAGACATTATGGATGCTCTTATGTTGATGGAAGATTTAGGTAGAAAATTTGTAGGTTTATCTAAAGAGCGACAAGGAGAAGTAGGGCAGTATCAAACTAAAGGTGGAACAGATAGAGCTGTACAAGCTTCTAATGCACGTACAGAAGTTTACTTCAATCCTTTTGACGAATTTCTACAAGACCTATTAGGTAGAATGCTTATAAAATCTAAGTCTATATACAAATCAGGACAAGTATTCCAATATATATTTGGTGACTTAAAGACCAAGTTCCTTACAGTATTCCAAGAGTACTTTAATTCTGATTTAGGTATTTATTTTGGTAATAGATTTAAAGACCAAAAAGACAAACAGATTATTGATGGGGCAGCTCAACAAGCATTATCTAATGCTTCAGATAAAGAACTAATATTAGATTTGATAAATGTACTTCAGGGAGAAAGTGCATCAGAGAGTAAAGCTATTTTAGAGAAAGGATTGAGTACTTTCCAAAAGTTACAAGCTGAAAATGCAAAAGCAGCACAAGCCGCTGAAGAAGCTAAGATGGCTCATGAAATGGCTATTGAAGATAAGATAGATGAAAGAGGAAGAGAGAAAAACATCAACAATATTGAGGTTGCTCAAATCTATGCAGACAATAAAACGTTTAATGATACTCAAAAAATCAATTCACAAGAAGTACAAACTCTTGCTAAATTAAGTGTAGACCAATTAAAAGCAGAGAAAGATAGTATCGCTAAAGAGAAGAAAAGTGAATAGTTAAATATTTGCTACATTTGTTATAAATAAAAATCAGAAAAACAAAAATTATGGACCCAAACAACATTCAATTAGAAGAAGGACATTTCCAAAAAGAAAATGATGCCCTTGAAAATGAGTTTAAAGAGCAATTTGAACAAAAGAACGTTCCTTACACTGGAGGTATTAATCCTGACGATAAAGATATTGATGCAGCTGATGAACCGAATGGTGATGAAATCGTTGACTTTAAGTATGATGATGCTTTAGCACAAGAGGAAGCAGAAGAATTGGCAGAATTAAATATGAAATTAGGTTCTGACTTTAAGACTTTAAACGAACTTAAATCAAGTCTAAAAACTGCAGATACTAAAGATGAGCAAACAAGTATTGATAGAGAGAAACGTTATATCACTTATTTCAAAGACCTTTTAAACGAATCAAAGTATAATGATTTGCAATTAGTTACAGAAGATAAGAGGATAGCCGCTATTAATAATAACGAAGACCCTAACGATCCTTTTGTAAAAGAACGTATTGAGGAAGAAGTGGAAACATTAAGCAATAGTGGTATGATGCAATATGCAGCAAAAGCTATTAAAGATAGTTTACGAAATTCTTTAAAAGAAAAAGAAACAGTAGTGAACGCTTATGAAAATGGAAAACAATTAAGTGAGAAAGAAAAAGCTGATGCTTTTAAACAGAACTTGCAAGAAGGATTGAATGACATTTACAAACAAGGAAAATTTTTAGGTGTACAACCTACAAAAGAAGATATGATTAATATCTATAAAGATATTAGCAAAAACAAACATATTGAACATTTGAAAGCAAATCCAAAAGATGCTGTCGAGTTTGCGTTATTTAAGAAATATCGTGAGGTAATCATGAAAAACTTAGAGAAACCAAACTTTAATGCTGGAGTTCAGAGCGCTCTAAACGAGTTAGGAATGTCAAGTTCTGAACCAGGCAAATCAGGGGGCGACACCTCCAAAAACAGCGATGATGGCGAGCTTAGTTTTTTACAAAGGTTTGCAAAATAAACGGTAGGCAAAGCTAACCGTAGCAAATCTTTTAAAATTCAAAGAATGTAAGATATGAGGTGCCATTCCTAAAGGCAAAGCTATTAGGGATTAAACCATTTTTAAAAACAATTTATAAACCCTTTAAAAATTTAAAAATGGGAACATTATTAAGAGGTATTAGCGAGAGATTTAATCCGCAAATACACACTGAAGATAAGTCTTTGACCGTTAATATGGCAAAGCATATGGAAATCAAAAATAAATCTTTTGATTTATTCGCAACTAAAAACAAATTCATCTCCTGGCTTTATGCTACAGGTCGTGTGAATATGGGTGCTCAAAATGGAAAAGTAATGAAAGCTTCTAATAGCATTCATGATAATGCTTTTCGTATAGCTTATAAAGGCTCTTTGTTTATCCCTGCTTATTCTTGGGGGAAAGCTACTTTCTCTACATCAAAAGCAGAACTTGCATCTATTATTGATATGACAGCATCAGGTGCTGGTGTAACTTATGGAACTGGAGTTGCTGTAGCAGCTGATATTTCACATAACGTATTATGTGCTATATCTGTAATGCATGACCCTGCTAACAATATATTTGGTGACAAGTATAATGAAGGTGATGTTATTGCTTTAGGAAATTACTTGGGAACAAGTATTATCGTTGCTGGAGATATTGGACCAGATGGTGGTTCAAAAAAAGCTGCAAGTGGAGATCACTATGTAGTTTATGGTAAAGTAAGTTCTAAATCAGGACTTTTTGATGCGGATCATTTAGCAGCCGGAGAATTATTAAGTGAAGCTGGTAACAGATTTGGTGAAGGTTCTGAAAGAGGTTTCCAAAGAGAAAGACGTACTAAATGGAGAATTAACTATTCTTTTATTTCAAGAGCTACGTTGACTATTACTGGTTCAGCTTTAAATCAAAAAGTTGCGATTATCTATAACGATGAAACTAAAGCCACTATGTGGGAATTAGAAGCTGTTATGGACTTACGTGAGAAACACGCTATTGATATGGAAATGGGTGCTCGTCATTCAAGAATGTCAATGGACCCAAGTTCTCATTCATGGTACGAAAATTACGGTACTAACTTACTTACATTAGAAGGTTTCACTTCTTCTATGGGTATTGTTGCTCCTGTAGTTGGTGATGGTTGGATTCCTCAATTAGAGGATAGTTTCACTATTGGTTATGATCCTAACAATGATTTAGATATCGCTGTTATTGAATTGTTCATTACTATTCTTGCTCAAAGAGCTCCGAATGGTTCTACTGGAAATACGTTTGTTATTTTAGGAGATAAGTTAGCTCATATCAAGATTGATAAAGCGCTTAAATTACTTATTGGTTTCTCACAACCAGGAGTTACTTCTACTAACAATACCAGAATGGTATTTAACGAAAGAACAGGAACTTCAAATAAAGTTGGTTTCACTATTGATAAGTACACGTACTTAGAGAATGATATTATCTTTATTGAAGATGAATTATCTAACCACCCAGCCTTTGCACCACAAAATGGTGGTATCATAGGTACTGGAACAATGTATGTGCTTAATGCATCTATGGTAAACGGTGTTTCTAACATTGACTTGTTAGCTCGTAACGATAGAGAATTGAGAGCAAAATATATTGATGGTATGCACTCATTAGATGCATCAAGAAACAACTCTTCTGTTGCTTTTAGTGGATTTGATGGTGGTCGTTTTGACTTATTAAGTGAAGTATTACCAATTATATACTCAACTGAAAGTTGTGGTATCATAAAAGCAACTGCGAAGTTTGCTGGTGGTGCTTTACAAGCTGAAGCTGTAGCCAGTGAGAAAGCTGCTGTTTGGCATTATTAGAATACCTTTGGATAAGGGGAGCAATACTGCTCCCCTCATTCATTTAATTAAATAAAAATCAGAAAACAAATGGAAAATTTAGAAGAAAAGATTAGAAAGCCGCAAGCGTGGCACACTATTGACATTAAAGGGAAATGGAAATTAGTCTACAGAGTAGGGAACAGTCAAGGTTCATCTGCTTTTGGTGGATATCATTTAGGAACTTATTCAAATCCTTTCAATGGACAGAAAACATTTTTAAGAAATGTTGATAACCAAGCGTTACAAGGAATAATGATAGACAAGATTGTCAGAATATTAAAGCCAGAAGAAAATGAAAATGAAAAGCTTTTAATAAGTTGGTTATTATGTCACCCTGAAGTTGCAGTATCTGGAGTTCCTGATTTAGATGCTAAAATTTTAGCAAAAAAAGTAACAGGAAAATTAACATTGACTTATACTGACTACGAAGAAGTAGGAAGATTAGAACAAGAAGATTACATAGATAAGTTGGTAGGTCTTTTAAGTTTAGATGGAGGTACTAAAGCAATCTCATTGACTAAACTTAGATACATTATGGCTCATCTTAATTTAACATATAGGGTTCCAAGATTTGATTCTGAAACAGAGAAAAAATCATTGCGTTCTATGTTAAAAGCATATGCAAGAAATTCTATGTCTAATGCTAAAGCTGTTAATCAAGCTATAAAGCATATAGATATGGCACAAGACACTTATGAATTTAAAGAAATGGTACGCTTGAAAGTTATCGAGTTTGTATCAGGAGTATATAGATTCAATAATACACCTATTGGTGGTTCACAAGAAGCTGTTACAAATTTCTTTGATTCGCATCCAGAAGTTAAAACAGAAATCTTAACATTATTGTACAAACAATTAACATAATTTATTATGGCTTATACAGTAGATTATCTTTATAAAAAAGTATTAGATGGAACTGATAAGATTGGTTCTGATTTTTTTACCATTCCTTATGTAATGAGTAAATTAGAAGCGGCTACATATGGCTTCATAGGAGAAACGATAAAGTATGTGGAGAATACCCAAGAAATAAGAGATGATTTATCAACACTGTATAAGCCTTTTAAATTACCTGTAGTACAAGATAGTGAAAACCCTGATTTTAAAGTTGTAGCAACGCCTAAAGACTATGTTCATTTACTTACTGCTAAAGTAGTAGATGCTGATGTTCAAGTAAGAGAAACTACATTGATAAGAAATGGTCAAGACGAAATTTACACTATAGACCCTGACACTAAACCAAGTGCCGAATATCCATTGCTTTCAGTATATGCTAATTACTTTAAGATATTATCACCTGGCAATCCAACTCATTTACAAGGAGCTTATATTAAGAAACCTACTTTTGGGAAGTTTGGGCCACAAGATGATATAGAAACTGAAATTGCAGTAGACTTACCAGACAACTCAACAGAGAAAGTTATAAAGATACTTATCAAAGATATTTTTGTATCGACTGCTGACCCAAGAGCTGAATTAGGTTTTAAAAATGAAGAAACATATAGACATAGACGTAACTAATGGGAACAACTGAAGAAAGTATTGTATATCAATTATTAAGTGCTGTTAGAGCTTCTGAATTAAGCAATGATGAAGTTATTACAGAAAGACGTATTCGTTCTTATTTAAGAACACATAGAGCAAACTTAATAAGCAAATCTACTCTTGAAGGTAGATTGATTGGAGATGATTGTTTTCAGTCAGTGCCATTATCGTTTAGTAGATTAAATAAATTAGAATGGATATCAGTAGTTCCAAGTATCATAGGTTTATATGATAATTTTGGAATGAAACTAACAAGTCCAGGTTTTGAAAACATCACAATTCTTTCAGAAGAAGATTATCATTTAAACAAGAAAAACCCTGTCAATAAATTTTTAGCTTCTGCAAAAGTCTTTAATTCTGTATTGACTATTCGTGTTCCAGACCCATCACCATATGCTATGAATGGAGGGAACTCAAATAAGACGATGCTATCTTGTTTAGTCAATAATAAAGATAAGATAATGATGTCAGCAGTATTAGACAATCCAGATGATGCTATTGATTATGATTGGACTAAAGATGCATATCCTTGTCCACCTGAATTAATACAGGAGATAAAAAATGAAGTTCTTAAAAGAGAATTTAATATTATATTAAGTACAAAACCAGACCAAGTACCGAATGCTAAGAATGATAATTTAAGATACCATGATCAAGGCCAAGTACAGCAATAATGTTGGTATAGATTATTTCTATGAGAAATTTAAGAAAGGAAAACACTTCTTTCCTAAACATTTCTTTTTTGGGTTAAAGACTTTAAAGAAGAAAGTACCTGTAGATGAGAAATTACATATGCGCATTGTTAAAACGTATTTAGATATTTATTTTAAAGATTTCTACAAGAGTAAAGAGCCTTTTTACTTTCCATTATCAGGAGAGATAGTAAAAGTTAAAGGAGCTAACTTTCTAAGAAAAAAATCAGAGAGTGTTGTTACAGATGTTATTAATTGGGTATGGTATTTAAGACCAGCTTTTAATTACTTTAGTAACATTAAGATAATAAAATTAAGAGGGAACTCAAAAATAACATCACTAGAGAAACAATACAAAGAAGATAATGATGTAGCTTTATTAATGGACACCTCAAAATTTTTAGAGCAATTGAATTTAAACAATAAACTATACATACAATGACAAGCGGAATCGTATATTTTGAAGAGATTGTAGAAAACATCAAAGATGCTACTGGCTATGGTAACTTACGACCTTATTACAATCGAATAAAAAGATTTATATTCAACGTGGAGAATGAAATCGGTTATGGTGGTGTCGTTGTTTTAAAGAAAAAAGAATATACTAAAGGAGACCAATTATATGATGGAAATCGTTTAATAGTTCCTTTTGATTTTTTATCTGAATGGAGTGCTGGAGATTTATCTTTAGGAGTAGTTCAAGGAAATGTATTACAACTTTATGATAACGGTCCTGACAAATTAGACTTCAAATATTTAGGTTTTCTATTAGATGAAAATGGCAATCCGTTTACTACAAGAAACAGACTTAATGCTGTAGTAGCTTATGCTGTTTATAGATTATATTCTCAACAAGTATTTATGCGTAAGGGAGCTGCTAATCAATATCAAATGTATCGTGAAGAATATTTTGATAGAGTATTAGAAGCAAGAGGTGATGATGCTTTCCCAACAGAAGAACAATGGAATCAACTTGGTGCTATTAAAAATGGTGGAGCATTTGAAGCTATGACAAATTGTGGAATGAGAACTATTTATCAAGGTGTTTATGATCCTTCTGTTTTAAATACTGATGGAGCACAAGAAGAATTAACGTGTGTAACATTCATAGAAGCTATTAGCACTACGAATATGACCGTTATAGGTGTTATATCTCAATTAACAAAAACATTTATTATAGGTGTATCTAATGGTGATACAATGCTATATGGTAATATATGGGATAAAGACACAATGGTTGGTGTATCAAATGGTAAAACAACTATCGCTGATGCTACATTATTAAGTCCTACAGAAGCTACAGGAACAACAATACAGATAAGTGGTAGTGCTAATGGTAGTTCTAATATTATTGCTTATACAGTTAAAAACAGTAAGCTTGAAGGTCGTAGTATTGCTAATTCTTATGTTCCAGGAACATTATCTCCACAAGCAACAATACGTTGTTATACTGGTATATATGAATTTGGAGACCCTCAACATTTGTTAGGTGGTGTTGTACATTATGTTGATGAATATGGAAACAATCAAGTGAAAGGAAATATATGGCTTAATGAAAGTGTTACTTTCCTTGCTAGATCAATTATAAGTGTTACAGATTGTTACGTATGTGGTAAAACTATTGCAGAGTCAGTAAATGTTCAATTTATAATTACGATAAATCCAAATGAATTATGGGAAGGACAAAAATTATCAGATTGGTATGTAGATTTTAATACATCTATACAAAATGGTGTAAGAAAAAGGTTTAATCAATTGCTTTCAGATGCAAGTTCTCCTGATGGAAGTCTACAAGTATATTATATATGCGGTACAAAAATTAATGGATATGCTAAAACATCTATTGCTCCTTTACAATTAATAGGAGCAACTATTATTGTAGATGAAACAAATTCCCCTTGTGACTTTATAACATAGTAAAATTAATTAAAAATAAAAATAGTAAATTTGAATATTAATAATAATCCTTAAATTTTTTAAATCATGAGTAAATCAAATTCATTCGAAACACAGTTGTTACAACATTTGTTCAACAACACATCTATCGCCAATGTAGGTGATGCTACAGGATTGCCTGCAGCAGCAGCACCTGGAAACCTTTATGTAAGATTGTACACTTCTGCCGTAGTTGTAGATGATGCTACTATCGGTACTGAATGTGCATACACAGGGTATGTAGCAAGAGGTGTAGCCGTACCACGTACAGCTGGTGGTTGGACCGTTGCAGGAAATAACGCTTCTAATACAGCAGCAGTTACTTTTGGTGCTTGTTCAGCTGGTTCTGAAACAGTACGTTACTTTGCTATCTGGAAGGACAATACAACTACAGCAGATGCTCAACGTTTGTATTGGGGTCAGTTAACTTCTGACTTAGCTGTTAGTGCTGGTATCACACCTGAATTTGCTATTGGAGCATTAGATGTGAACGAGGACTAAACCTTGTAATCTTATTACTAAAGCTGACCTCAATGTGCTACCTTGGGGTTGGCTTTTTTTAAACTTTTCAATATTGGTTTATGGCTATATTAACAAAATTTGCATCAGCGTTTACACTAACAACTGGGTTTAATGATAACTTCACTAATCCACAAAATGCGTATGCAACAGATGGAGTTTTTGCCACTAATACAGATAGTAAACCGAGAAACAGAGAATTTGCTACGAATTGGAGAGGTTTTGATTTTTCAGCTATTCCAACGGGATCAGTAATAAATTATGTTACGATTACAAATTGGGTAAAAATATCCTCAGCTAATACTTCAGGGCAATGGCGTAGTTCTGTTTGGGCTGATGTTACGGTTGCAGCAGCTTTAACAGCAGGGGTAACTGGTGCTATTGGAGATAATCAACAAGTGTTTCCTACTACAAGCACAACTCTTGCGAATTGGAATTATAATATGCCTACTCTTCCAACATTAGCACAATTAAAAGGAGCTAATTTTGGAGTAAGAGTTCAAGCGGCACAAGGTGGTAATGGAACGATTTATACCTATTCAATAGATTCGATTTCTATAACCGTTGATTATACGCCACCTAATTTTAAGCCAACAATAGTTTTAAATACACCAGCTAACTCAGCTATAGGGCAAAGCCTAACCCCAAAATTAGAATTTACGGGTTCTGATGTAGATTTAGATACTTTAGAATATGAAGTTCAGATTGATACTGTTAATACATTTGACAGTCAAGGTTCTACACCTTTAATAAATGCCTTATCTTCTGTACCCGATGCAGGTTTTTTAAATACTGTTAATGGTGGAGATACGCATCCGTTTAATAATAATGAGAAAATAAGTTATACGGTTCAAAGTGCTAATAAATTAACCGCAGTAACACAACACTATTGGAGAGCAAGAGCATTTGATGGTATTGATTGGAGTGATTGGAGTGCCTTTAGAAGTTTTACTACCCTTAATAATAGATTAATAGGTTTATCCTCTTCTGCAATAACAGTCACAGGTAATTTAACTGTTCAAGTAAGTGGGGAAATTTCTGGTAATACAAATAAGAGGTTAATTTATACTTATGATTTCGATGGGAGTGATGCTACCGCACTTGATGCTGATGGGGTTTGGACTGACGAAATAAATATACAAGATGGGAGTCTTGCTACTTATGGTTCTACATCTACTGAAGGTAGTAATACTCTTAATAATGTTAAAATTGAGGGTACAAATGCACCTTTATTAGCTATTCCTATTGATTATGTAGCAGCAAGAATGGATGTAGAAATAGATTCATTAGGAATGGATTCTACGGATAACTACATATTAAATACACCTACAGGTGGTTGGACTTGGGCTAAAATTCAAGCATTAGAAGTTATTCTATGGAAAAGTAATGTAATCACTTATACCAATATCCGTAGTGAAATTTATACTGATGGCTTAGGAGAAAAAGTATCACCTACTTATCTTACTCTAATAAAGATAGGAACAGTAGCTAAAGTATATAGAACTCAAATTGTAGTTGCTACTTTTGAAGAGATCGTATCTGGAACTACAACTACAGGTATTTTAACGGAAGCTGAAAATAGTGGAGCTCTTAGAGGTGTTATAAATAATGTTACCACTACAGTAGGTATTTTAAAAGGTAAGGCAAATTTAATAGGTGTTATTAATAGTTCTACTACTACAACGGTTACTTCTATAACTTTAAAAATTTATGTAGCTTCTAATGGTATTGCTACAGTTACAGGAGTTATTCATGCATATGCAAAAGCTTTTGGTGTATCAAATGGTGTTACTACAACCGTTGGTGTTATATTAGGTTACGCTAAAATATTTGGTATTTCTGATGTTATAGTATCTACACAAGGTATTTTAAGAGGTATAGCTAAAATGAATGGCGCTTCTAATACTTCTTCAACTACAGAAGGGATATTGGCTAATGGAGTTATCATACAGCCTATTGATGGAATTATAAATGGCATTGCTACGACTAATGCTATTTTAACAGCTAAAGGGATTGTACAAGCTGTATCTAATGTTGCTTTAACTGTTAGTGGTGTACTAAATGCAAGAGGTTATTTAGTTGGTGCAATCAATACATCTACTAATCTTACAGCTATACTTTTAGCAAAGGGAAAGCTGGTTGGTTCTGCCGATGGTTTAGGTTCTTGTGCAGGACTTCTAAATTCTAACCTACAAGGGAGTGTTATCGTTAATACAACGACTAACACTTTTGGTATTTTAACAGGTGATGGTGCACTTGTTGGTTCTTCAAATGCAACTAATCAACTTATAGGTTTACTTTCTTCTTCACTTCAAGCTGTAGGAACTACCAATGGTACTACAACAATTTCTGGAATATTACAAGCAAAAGGGGAGTTGAATGGGTTGAGTTTCAACCAATCAACCGAAGAGGGTATCTTAAATGCTATCGGACAATGTATTGGACAATCTATTGGACAGTGTACGATAGAAGGCTTATTAGTATCTAATATTATTTTTGGTACTGCTAATGGTAGTACTACTATAAGTGGTCTTATTTCACAAATAGTAAGTATTAGTGCTGTTAGTAATAATACGGCTTCAACATCAGGTTTACTAAATTCAAATCTTCAAGGTTCTGTAGTTGTCAATACAACTACAATAACCTTCGGTATATTAACTGCAAGTGGTTCACTTATAAGTGAAATTACATCAGTAACAACATTACAAGGTTTATTAAATGCTATAACGCAAATTCATGCTGAATCCAACGGTCTGACGACTTCTGTTGGTGTATTGCTTGGTAAAGCGAGTTTGAGTGCAAGCGTTAATAGTTCATCGTCAGTATCAGCAACATTAAATGGATTAGGAGTTAATGAAGGAACGAGTCAAGGTGCCACTTTGATTTCTGGAGTACTCTTAGCAAAAGGATCACTGAACGCAACTATTAACGCCACTGCCTCAACAACTGCTACTATCGGTAGTGGTGCTATGTCAGCTACCTCAAATGGTAGTAGTTTATTATCAGGGTTACTAAACTCTAATTTACAAGGCTCTGTAGTGGTTAATACTACTACGATTACAACAGCTACATTAACAGGTTTAGGACTACTTGAAAGCGTTACCAACGCTTTTGCGTATGTAGAAGGAATTATAAGTTCATTCGCTTTTATAATTGGAGAGAGCAATGGTCAGGCAACAACAGAAGGGATACTTACAAGTAATGCTATAAATGGAAACTCTTATGGTAGCACTACAACAAATGGTATTCTTACTGCTAAAGGAAATTTAAACGGAGAAATAAATACGTTAAGTATAGTTACTGCTATTCTTAATGCACTATCAAATACAATAGGTACTTCTAATGGATTAACAACGATAACCTCAATACTTAAAGGTAAAGGATTATTATTAGGTATATCGAATGGTGTTACTACGACCAGTGCTTCTATAAAGTCTATAGGAGCATTGGAGGGTAGTAGTTCATCACTAACAATTTTATTAGGTTTCTTAGAAGGAGTAGGCTCAATAGCTGGTAGTTCCAATGGACAGGCCTCAACAGAAGGTATTCTTATTAGCGATGCTATGGCTGGGATTGCTAATGGAACAGCTACAACACAAGGAATACTATCAGCTATAGGCTTATTATCAGGAGAGAGTAATGGTGTTACAGAACTGATTGCAGGACTATATCAAACAAACCCTATTTTCGGAACGATTGATGGAGATACTATATTGATAGGTATCTTAACGCAATCTACAGCTCTTTCAGGCACTTCTAATGGACTTTCTATTGTAAGTGGAATACTATTAGGTAAACGAGGTTTAGACGTTAAATGCTTCTATGAAGTGCATTATGTAGACCACCAATATTTGATTAAATATATTAATGTTAATTTTATAGTGCAATATTTGAAAGTTGAATATCTCACAAAATATAAGATTACTAATTTTGTAGTACAATATCTAACCGAAAAATATAACTCAAAATATAAATGCGATAAAAATGGATAAGAATAAAATCAAAAGAATAGATCGTGATACCAGCAAATTGAATTTTGTAATACGTTTTCCAAAAGGAAAGACTTATACAGATATTCAGGATATCATATTTTTGGTAAAAGAAACAGATGCTACTGCATTGGAAAACGCTTTAATTACAAAGCTGATGTCTAATTCAGAAATAGAATTGGTAGCACCTGAATCAGCATTAGTAAGCTTTACTACGAATGATTACGACCCTTTAGAAATAGCGACTCTTTATAGAGCTGCTTTATTCTGTAAGTGGAATGATACAGATGATTTTGATGAAAATGTAGAAAGGCTATTTGACTTTGAAATAACACAAAACTTTCATAATAATAATTAAAAATGACAGAGTACCTAAAAGATATTAATGGTAAAATCAGCATCAAAAGAATTTGGGCTAATAGGCTTATTTGGATTGGTGTAGCGATGAATATCGTTTATTTTATCTTATGGTGCCACGCTTATTATAGCGAAAAGAAATTGCTTGAATATCCAACAGAAATGATTTGGGGAATGTTAGGAAGTGGATTAGGTGCCATTGGTTTAACTGTAGTAGAACAAAAAACAAATATAACGTAGTAGTAATAATTAATCATCCCAATAATGACACAAGAAAAAAAACAACAATTGAAAGAGATATTGCCAACATGGCTAACATTAGGAAACATGATTTTGTTAATAGGCTTATTCTATGCAAGAGGACAAACAGATGAAGGTATGAGAAAAGACATTATTAATAATTCGAAAGAAATCATAGAAATTAGTCGTAAAATAGAAACGCATAAAAGCTCTGCTTATGAACATAGGTCTATGGATGATTTAATGATTAAATTTGTTCCGAGAGAGGAATTAAAAGCGACACTTGATAATATTGTAAAATCCCAAGACGAGATAAAGCAATTAATTAAAGAAAAATAATAAGTTATGAAACCAATCGTGAAAGTACATAGATTTTGGCAAGATGAAAATCAAACATCAGGAAATATTACTGTTATTAGTGCTGATGATAATTTTCCATTATATGCTTCTTTAGGTTTAGAAAGAGGCTGGAAAAATAATCAGAACAATATTAGTTGTATTCCTATTGGAACATATCAATTAAAGTTAGAATACTCACCGAGATTTAAAACAGACCTTTGGGAAGTTAAAGGTGTTCCGGGAAGAGCTGAATGCAAATTTCACGCAAGTAATTACTGGTTTCAATTAAACGGTTGCATAGCACCAGGTTTAAGATATAAAAATATGAACAACGACAATTATCGTGATGTTACTAATAGTTCTGATTCATTAAGAGCATTTCACGAAGCACTAAAACCCCATACGGAAGCAATTTTAATTATAACAGGAGAACACAAAATTAAATAGTATGAAAGAGGTTAAACGTTATTTAGTAAACTTAACAAGAGTAGATAAAGTTATTCTCATAATCTCTTTAATGTTATTAATATTTTTAATAAAAGAAATATGAAAGTAAAATTCGCAAATCGTTCAGAGAAATTATTAGTGATAGCAGCTTTTATAGTTTTAACTCTGATAACTTTAACAGCTATTCAATCAACAAGGAATAAATCTTTACGTGATACCATAAAAAGAAACACTGTTATTGTAAAAGAGCTTGAAGCTGTAAATGAAGATTTGATGGAACAGATAGATATCTCTGAAACATCAAAAGAAATTATGTTCCAGAAAATGGATAGTGTAGAGAAAAGTGAAACTTATTTTAAAAACAAGTATTATGCAACAAATGAAAAACTTAAAAGTATTCTTGGTAATTATAATAGCTCTTCTAATGCTACCAAAAATGAGCTATTCACAAACGCTGTCAATAACTGAAGTACAGAGAGATAGTATTTTTAATAAGATACAAAGAGGTGTTATCAATGCTGAACGTGTAGTTCATTTAAGAAGTGCTTTAAATTCTTGTGACTCTGTAAAGAAAATACAAACAGATATCATAGGAGTACTTGAATTTCAGAATAAAACAAAAGACATTATCATAACTAATAACCAGGTTATGATAAAATTATTAAAAGAGAATGCTACACTTGAAAAAAAGAGAGGTCGTAAGAAAGCCTTTTGGAGTTTTATTAAAGGAGTAGGAGTAGGAGCTGGGTTAGCTACTGCAGCAATAATTGTAATAAGTATATAAGATGGCAATAATCAAATTTAAAATAACAAGACTACCTAAACGAGCTATTCTAAAAGTAGATGCTGTTCCAATGGTATTAGGTCAAGAATATACGATACCTCAACAAGCTCAAATGACTTGTGATGTTTCAGACTTAGGTGTTCCTTATGATGATTTTGGTTATAAATTAGGTAACGATAAAAATATTTGGAGTGCTGAATATAAGTGTACTGTAAATGCAAATGTAGATACAGGTGCTTTCATTATCACTAATGAAGTCTTTGATGTTACTATCAATAATACAACAGCTATTCCTATTACGTTAGAGGACCAAGTAGACAGAATAACTATAGTTTCTCATAGTCCAAAATACGGAGAGCTTCTTATCAATGGTAGTCAAGCTATATTGGGTAAAACATATATGAGATATAATTATTTCAACCTACAATTTAGCTCTAATGCTAATTTGGACACGCAAAATATAGAGTCAATATTATCATATACAAAAGGAAATAAAAATGGTACCTCATCAGCGTGTACTTATACTTTTAAGACCACATCGAATTTATCAGGAAGTATTAATGGAATAGCAACAACATAATCATGAGCACACTTATAGGAAAAACAATAGTAGAAGAAGTAGGTAGTTCATTATATAGCTTTCCTCATGCGAACGCATATTATGAAAATAATGTTACAGAAACAGTTATAATTTCAATAGGAGCATTTATCAAACCAGCAGGAAGTTGGCTGTCATCAATCTCAGAAGAGTTTACTGTAAATGGTACAGGAAAAATGACTTACAATGGAACAATTCCAAAGCATTTTCATATTGTTTCTAATTTTGATATGACCACTTCATCTAATAGTCAGGTAATAGCTTTTAAATGGTTTAAAAACGGAACAACACCTTTACCGGCTCAGGTAAAAAGAAAAGTTGGTACAGGTTCGGATTTAGGTGCTGGTTCAGTACATGCAGATGCAATGCTTAATCAAAATGATTATGTAGAATTAAAAGTAGCAAACACTACTTCAATAACTAATATAACATTACAAAATGTATATTGTTTTGTTATGGGTATGCCAATGATATAAATAAAAGATTATGGAATTAAATTTCGAACAATTACATCTGTTTGTAGAGGGAATGAAAAGTTCCAGAGAACAAAATGCAGAAGAGCCAAGTTCTTATGAATATGGTTTAAATGGTAGATTATATTCTGAAAATGGGAAGCTATCTTATTCTTCTATAAAAGGAACTGTTCCTATTTATAACAATCCTAAAATCATAAAGTATTTAGGGTTTTATGCTTTTCCTGATGAATTATTGTTACTTGTAAAGTATGATGAAAATGCTACAGCCAATTTAACATCAGAAATTTCAACACAAATTATAGCAAATGATATTTCTATCAATCTTGATTTTGGAACTACACAATATGTATTCAGTAATGAATTAAGTATAGGCGCTATTGAAAATATAAATCAAGCTACTGTTCAATCTTCTCCACAACCTGTAGAACCATTAACAGAAAATTACAATCAATCTGGTGAAATCAAAACGATTGATTTTAACGAGTATTATTTACTAAGTGGTAAAACAGTACCAAATTATCAAATATGCACATTAGGTAACGCTAATACTATTCCTGAATACAACAAACAGTACTCTGATGCTTTTATAGTTTTAAAGAATGATGGTTATCATGCTTTTAAAGGTAGATTAGCCTGGAAAGGAAATCTAAATTGGGATATAAATCGTAAGATAACAACAGTAGGAATTGATGAGGGTATTCATTACAAGCGTGTATATTTTACAGATAACTTAAATCCTTTACGTGTTATCAATTTAAAAGACAAAAATTTATTCTATAGAACATCAGAAGAATTTAATGTATTACAAGATGCTACATTATTACAACCTAAAGTAAGAAAAATTACTGAAGGAGGTTCTATAAAGGCTATGTCTGTACAATATGCGTATCGTTTAATGACTGACAATGGACAAGTGACTTCTTTTTCTCCTTTTTCAGAACTTATAAAAATAGTAAAAGATGAAGATGGTTATGATTTTGCAGGTGGTGCAATTGATAGTTTAACCTCTAAACGTGTAGAATTAGATTGCCCTATAATTTCAACACTATATTCAAAAGTTCAATGTATAGCTATAGAATTTAAAACTGATAGCACACCTACGTCTTTTAGAAATTTAGGAATACAAAATGTTGATAGTGTTGTTTCTTTTATCCACAGTGGAAATGAAAGTGAATTAGAAGATATTTTAACTATAGAAGAAGTTATTGAAACTAAACACATCTGGACATATTGTAATGATATAACTATTAAAAATAACAAATTAATAGCAGCAGGACTTAGAAACAAACCTTATTCTCTTCAAGAAAAATATGTAGAAGATTTATTCTTATTTAAAGGTTGGGATGAATTAGGTGCATCTCATGATAATGCTTTAATAAATCCAACTCCTACTACATATAAATATTTTGATCCTACATATACTGGGGATATGATATATGTAGAGAAACAATTATATACTCGTTTCCTATTTTTTGGAAATGTAACATTGACTTTAAATAACAAGTTAAATCCAAATATTAGAGAGTCTATAACTTTTAAAAGCAGTGCTGACCAATATATAGATTATACATTAGATGTTGGGGCTTGGTTAAAAGGATTAAGTGCTGGAAAGTTAGAATTGTTTCCAAATCTAAAAATAGAACAAATAGATTACTCTATTTTATTTAGTCCTATAGACGAGCTTATAAAAACTAATATGTCTAACTATTATTTTACAACTTCTGTAACACAAGTTATTATAGATTTTGAAAATCAATATAGCATATTAGACACAGCTGTTAATCCTTCAGCTTTAGTTTTTGGAGCTCAAAGTATTGGCTTTAATCAAGGAACAGGTATAAGAGTTAGTTTCGAACAGCAGGAAGAAGCTATTTTAAATAAGTCACCAGAATTATATGATGGTGGAGAGCTTTTAAAATTACAAACACCATCTTTAAAAAAGACTTTTGTAAAAGATGAAATATACCGTTTAGGAATACAATGCTATAAATCAGGCTCACCTCTATTTACAATCGTATGTGGAGATATTAAAACACCAGCTGTAGGAGAGTTAGATTATAAGAACCAATCTGATGATGGAAATCAATTATTCGTACATAGACTTGAATTAAAAGTTGAGGTAAGAATACCATGTGAATTTAAAGACTATATAGACTCTTATCAGATTGTTTATGTGGAACGTACAGAAAACAATAGGACTATTTTAGCACAAGGATTAGCTGGTCCACTTATTAGATTAGCAACTATAAACCACCCTTCTGTTAATGGTACAGCATATGCGCCTGATGTATATGATAAATGGACACTTCCTTTCAATGGTGGGCCTTTATATTCAGTTAATGGCTTATTGACTTATACTATGTTAGGTGAGAATTGGGATGATTTTGAAGAATGGTCAGATGATTGGGGTGATACTTCAGATATACGCCAAAGAGTTTTCACACGTGAAATTGTAAATAGAAGAATGTTTTATTTTGATTCTCCTGATGCTATTTATTCTAAAATTTCAGACCGTAATTTTAAAAATGGAAAGATAGAAGTCTTAGGTAGAGTGAATACAGACCATACAGGACATCTTATTAGAAGTCGTTTTCCTGGAGATGAAATTCACCCAGCTTATGTTCTTGACGTAGGCACTGGCATTGGACTTACATTTGTCAGTGTGCCTCCTGGATTTCAAGAAAGTGAAATTTATAAATCATTGGCTTATTCTAAAAAGATAGGTTATACAAATGTTAGTGGTACAAGTTCATCTAAACCATATCACGTCAATGTAAGTGTATTCTCACAATTTACATTAGATAAAAAAACAATAGAAATAGATAAGACTACAGATTTATTAGCTAAAGGTGAAGTGTTACCATCAGCGATATTAGGAACTTCATTTGATATTTCAAATATGGCTTTAACATTATTTGCTCAAAATGCTTATAACAGTTCACTATTTTTAAGTGCTGTTTATCATGATAGGTTACAGCGGATATTATGTGGTTCACATAAATCCTCAAATAATAGTGAAGGATATCCATCTATATTTATTCGTGCTAAAGAAGATGTTTTTACAGATGATTTTATAGGTGCGCATAGATACAATCCAATAAAATCTAAACCTCATACTTGGGAAGGTGTAAGTAAGCTTGTAGATATTAATGGAGATTTAACAACTGAAGGTGTTCCCTCTACTGATGCACATGCTATTATCAATATAAAAATGGATAATGAAGGTAGCATATATGGAGGAAGAACAAAGTATGCTTTTTCTAAAAATGTATTTATACCATTGAGTGAAGTTATTCCATTAAAAGGAGCTACAGGAGATAACCAATCACAAAAATTTAATGTGCAAGGAGATTTTTATGTATCATTATTTTTAAGAACAAAAAATGACTACTCAAATGCTTTACCTCCAGAAAAACACGATATGCATCAAAACAATAATTATGTTGACGAGCATTATTTTGCTTCAATAGATGATTGGAACAGAGGTGGTGCATGGGCTTATGCTGTAGTTTTAGAAACAGAAATAGAAAGTAGATTAGCAGATAGCTATCGTTTTTATAGAGCATCAGGTGGTGTTAATTTTGATTTAGGTATTAATGAATTTATCAATTCAGCATACTATAAGAAAAATGATTTAAGAAAATACATACCGGTTCCATTTAATTTTAAAGATGATCCTTTAATGGTAAGTAGTATATCAGCATCTAAAACAAAATTAACAGGAGATTATGTTGATGCTTGGACTACATTCTTACTATATGAGTTCTATGAATTAGAAAAAAGTAAAGGTATCATTACCAATATAACAAATTGGAAAGATGAAATCTTTGCTATTCAAGAATATGAAACCAATCAAATAAATGTTGATACTACTAATTTTGTAACAACTAATGAAGGTCAAAGTGTAGCTATACAAAAAGGAACAGGCTCTACTTTTACAAATCATAAGAAAGTAAGTGATTTTGGTACTTCTATTCGTAGAGCTTTAGCAGAGGGAGAATTTGGGTTTAGCTTTATAGATGAGAAGAACAAAGCTTTCGTAAAATTCGGAGAAAGTCTTAGTTTACCTTTAGAGATACAATTAAAACTACAAGAATTATTCCAATACAATAAGATTATAGATACAGAAGGTTACTATGATGTAAAATATAAAGAGACAAACATTCGTATTCGTACAGAAAGTGGTCTTACTTATCTACTATCATACAATGAACTTTTACAAAAATTCAATGGTTGGTTAGCTTATGATAATGACATTTATATCACTTATGACAAACGTGTGTTTGCACCATCTTGTCAAATCAGAACTGTTGTTTTAGAATTGCCAGAAATTTCAAGTAATCTACAAGTGGAAATGCAAGTAGGAAAATATTCTGAATATCAGATAACTGTTGCTGAAGAAGTTTCAGGAAAAGGAACAGCACCAAAACCAGTTAGCTATACAGCTACGAATTTACCTGATGGATTAAATATCAATATCAATACAGGATTGATTTATGGAGTTCCTACTACAGTCGGTACTTACAATGTTCCTATTGTCGTAACAAATAGCGTAGGAGTTTCACAAGTAATATTGATAGTTATTGTAAACCCAGCTACATTAGTTGGAGAAACTAATGGTAGTTCAGAAGTTATAGGAGTACTTGGTTATTTAGAAACTGTAAATATTGAAGGTATTTCAAATGGTCAAGCTGATGTTTATGGTAAGCTAAAAGCTAAAGGTTTATTAGAGGTTACTATTAACGGTATAGCTACCACAAATGGAACTCTTATAGGTAGAGCATATTTCGATGAAGATATAAATGGTAGTAGTACTGTCACAGGTCAAATAGAAGCTATAGGAAGTCTTTTGGGAATATCTAATGGCGTAACATCAGTTGTAGGAGAAATCACTGGTAAGAGCTTTATTTACGGTATTTCAAATAATGTAGCAACAGTAGTAGGAGTATTATTACAACCATTAGAATTTACAGGTTATGCAACTACATATGATATTACTAACGATTGTAGAATATTAGTAACTGGTACATTCTCTCAATATGGTACACCACATTCAAAACAAACTGTTAATGATATTGCAATTATTGATAGCTGTGGTAATTTAGATGAAACATTCAATGCGAATATAGGTCTTGGGTTCAATGACTTTATGTATTGGGGTTATGGTTCTGCAATAAGTCACGATGGCTCTATATTTGTTGGTGGTTCATTTACTACCTTTAATGGAGTTAGCACAAATAGACTTGTCAAATTAAATCCTGATGGAACAAGAGATTGGTCTTTTGATATAGGAACAGGTTTCAATAAAGCCTCTGCTATACCACTTATAAATAAAGATGGTAGTGTATTCTATTTCGGTAGATTCGATACTTACAAAGGTGCGTGGAGAGGTCAAATAGTCAAACTAACTCCTAATGGAACAATAGACTATTCATTCAGTGGTTACTTTACGAGCAATATCCCTATACAGTTAATGGATGTTGGATATAACCAAATGATAGCTCATGGATATACTGTTGGATATAATGGTAGCTATATCCCTCATATCGTTAGAATAGATAAAACAACAGGTCAACGAGATTGGACTTTTAATGTGCCAGTAGGACCTAACATTGCCGGAGAAGGAAAAGTAATGTTCAGTTTTGTCGATGGAGAAAAAATTATAATGCTTAGTCAATTCTTTACTCAATGGGATAATTTACCGGCTGGTGGTATTGTAAGGTTAAATAGAAATGGTTCAAGAGATGAAACATTTGTTACAGGTACAGGTTTCACTGGTGGAGTAGTTTATAAAGGTGCTGTATTTGAAGGAAAATATATTATATCTGGTACGTTTACTGCATACAATGGAACACCTTGTCCTCGATTGGTACGATTAAATCAAGATGGTTCATTAGATAATACATTCAATTGGAATAATAATTATGGTGATTATGGACCTTACAATATGGTTGTAATGGGTGAGAACATTTATGTTTCTGAAGCAAGAGGTGCTGGAACAGCACAGTATCTGTTAGTTGTAGATAGAGATGGTAATGCTAAGAGAATGAAGAAAAACCCTAATAAGTGTATTCCTTTCTCTTGTGGTAGTAGATTAAAAGGTGTTATTTATGCAAAAACATATCCTTATGGTATTTTAGGTGTTAGACCTAACGACCAAATAATAGGAGTAAGTAATGGTAGTGCTGTAGTAAGTGCTGATATAATTGACATGCCTAATCCAAACTTAATGGTAGGAGCAAGTAATAGTAGTTCTACAGCAGAATTATATGTAATTACTTTTGATACAACTTGGAATGTTAATTTGAGTGGTGGTCAGTCTTCTCCATCCGGTACATTATATTTTCCTCTAAATATTGAAGAAACTTATGATTTCATTATAGAATGGGGTGATGGAACATCAGATAGACTTACTAATGCTGGTCAAGCTGATAGACATCATACTTATGTTAGTACTGGAACAAGTATTTATAATGTAAAAATAAATGGTATTATTCCTTTTCATTTTATTTTTGCAGCTTATGGTGTAACTTATACTGATGCAGCAAAATTAATATCTGTTGATAGATTTGGTCCTATGAAATTTTCTCAATTTGGAAGAACATTTAACGGTTGTATGAATTTAACAACTTTAGCTGATGATCCTAATTTTGAAACATTTACAAGTGGTGAACTTGTATTTCAAGATAATGAAAAATTAGTATCAGATATTACTAATTGGGATACGAGTAGAGTAACTACTATGAAAGGAATGTTTTCATACACCTCTAATTTCAATCAAGATATTACTAATTGGGATACAAGTAATGTAACGAATATGGAAGATATGTTCTTAAGTTGTTATGATTTTAGTATAAATCTTTTTGGGTTAGATGTTAGTAAGGTTACAAATACTAACCACATGTTTTACAAATGTTTTAAATTTAATGGTACAGTACCAGCATTTGGTCCTCTTTTGCAGAGTGCAATTCGAATGTTTTATGACTGTACAATATTCAACCAACCTTTAAGTCATTTAGATGTAAGTGGATTGCAAAACGCAAATAGTATGTTTCTAGCTTGTACAACTTTTAATCAAGATATTAGCGGTTGGAGACCTCAAATTACAAATGCAAATAGTATGTTTAATTATACTCCATTTTTCAATTCAGATCTTAATGATTGGGATATGAGTAATTGTGAAGAAATGACCTCAATGTTTAGTGGTTCAGCCTTTAATAAACCATTAAATCTTTGGAATACAAGTAGTTTAAAACTTACTCGATTTATGTTTGACTATAATCAGGTCTTTAATCAAGATATTAGTAGTTGGGATATGAGAAAAGTAGAAGACGCAGAAGCCATGTTTCAATATGCTAATGCTTTTAATCAAGACCTTAGTGGTTGGCAGTTTGAAAATTTAAAACATGCAGGCTTTATGGCTGGTAACAAAGGATATACTGATGAATGGAATTTCTCTAAATTAGAGACTGTTAGACGCTTCTTTGGAGATGTTTATAAAGGAGACCTAAATAAATTTGATATAAGTAATATAACAGACTTTACTTGGATTTTTGGAGGAAGTAATATTAATAAAGATTTTTCAAGTTGGGATGTTAGTCATGTAACTACAATCAATTTTTTTGCAGGAAATAACGCTGCTTTCAATCAACCTTTAAATCATTGGGATGTTAGTAATGTTACAGATATGAGTCAAGCATTTTGGAATACACCATCTTTTAAACAAGATATTAGTGACTGGAATATTAGTAATGTTACAAATATATCTACATTCTTTGGTGGTACTACTAATTACCCTACACATCTTGTTGATGCTTGTATAATAAAATGGAGTCAATTACCTTCTTTAAAAATCACTAGCATAACATTTGGAATTGGGAAGCATTCTGAAGCTTCGGTAGCTGCAAAAGCATTACTATTAAGTAATGGTGTAAATGTTACTACTGGTGGTTTGATGGCTGGAAAATGGTGTATAGGGAAATCTATAAAAGCTAAAGCTACAACAATAGGCTCTTTAAGACAAACAGTATCTATGGCCGCTACTTCAAACGGATTAGCTACTATAGATAACACTATGATAAGATTAGGAATATTATCAATACAAGGAATTTCTAATGGTTTAAGTACAAGTTCACTTGCTACAAATCCTTTTATCCTTGAAGTTACAACTACTACACAAAACCAAAATGTGATATTGCCTCTTGCTAAAACTTATAATTATGCTACTAATACAAGTCTTGTAGTTGAGTCAAATGTTGATTGGGGTGATGGTGTTGAACAATATATTGAGTCTAATACTTCTCTTAATAAATCTCACATTTATGCTGAACCAGGAGTTTATCAAGTTAAACTAACAGGAAGAATAGATGCTTTATATCCACTTAGTTATGGAAATACTAATAGTGCCTTTACTGATATAATTCAATGGGGAACTAATGAATTTAAAGAATTAACAGGAGCATTTAAAGGTTATCCAAATTTAAAATCTACAGGAGTAGGACCAATATTTTTTTCAGGAGAACATCTTACAGGTTTATTTCAAGATTCTACTTTAATAACTTCTGTATCTGAAAATTTATTTACTAAATGTCCAAATTTAAAATCAAATGCTTTTAAACAAACATTTAAAAATTGTAGATTAACAACAATTCATGAAGACTTATTTAAATCTAATACTGGAGTTTATAATTCAGCTTTTTATGAAACTTTTAAAGATAATAAGTTAATTTCAATACCTGAAAATTTATTCAGATATAATACAGAAGTACATGATTATGCATTCTATGGTACTTTTCAAAATAATGAAATAACAACAATACCAGTTGATTTATTTAAGTATAATACTAAAGCATTAAATTATACTTTTACACATACGTTTAATGGTAATTCACTTTTAACAGTAATTCCAGATAATATTTTCACGAATTTCAAAGGTACATTAGCTCCTTTTACTTCAACGTTCTCTAATACGGGTATTCTATCAATACCAGAAACCTTATTTGCAGGATTAGTAGATATAAAAGGTGGTGCTTTTTCAAGTACTTTTTCAGGTAGTCAAATAACATCAATACCAGCTGATTTATTTAAGGATAATATAAATGTAACTTCTTTTGCGGGTACTTTTGCAGGTACTAAAATAACAACAATACCAGCCGATTTATTTAGATATAACACAAAGGTTGGTGTATCTGCTTTTAGTTCTTGTTTTAATTCTTGTTCAGAATTAGAAATAGTTCCTTCTGATTTATTTAGATATAATACAGAAGCTTCTGCTTCTGCTTTTATTTTTACATTTGCACAAACACCTAAATTAAAAACAATACCAGCTGATTTATTTAGGTACAATACTAAAGTAACGACAAATGCATTTCAATATCTTTTTTATCTTAGTGGTATAACAACTTTACCAGCTGATTTATTTAGATATAATGTTTTAGCTAGTAATTACGCTTTTTATCTTATGTGTTATGGTGCAAACGAATTATTAACATTACCAGAAGGTTTATTTAGATATAATGTGAATGCTAATGTTGGTGCTTTTGATTACACTTTTTATGATTGTAATAAATTACAATTAAATAGAAATATATTTTATAATGATGGAGAACAGGCAACACGCTTTGCAGGTAGTACTGATATAACTTTTTCTGCTACTTTCAATAAATCAGAAGATTTAGGATTACCAGGAGAAGCCCCTGATTTATGGAATTGTAACTTAGGTACTACACCGGGAGCACATTCAGGTACTTTTGGTGGATTAGGGAATAACTCAACTAGTTTAAGTAATTATAATTTAATACCTGTAGATTGGAAATAAATTTAACTAATGCAACACCTTAATTATGGCAAAGAGTAAAATAGTAATAAAGTTTTTATCAATATGTGAACAAGGAGATAGACTTGATATCGTAGTTGATAGACAAAGTGGACCAGTTTTATTAAGAGAAAGTTTTACAAGAACTTTAAGTACAAGTGGAGTTTCTAATACTGGTTTAGTTGCATATTCAACAAGTCCATCAAGAGCCGCATCAAATTACTATGATGCTTTAGTAAGAGATTATAGCGGTTATACTTTTTTGACTTTTAGTTACAATTCTGTTCTTGGTACAGTAACAATATCAGCGGTTGATGAATGTACTATCTTAACAACATTTCGTGTTGCTTCAATACCAATAGCAAACCCAGATACTAAAGTAGAACCTACTATTACAAATGAAGATTGTCGTGGAGATATAGTTGCTGAATTTGAGAGTGCTGTTTATTTTAACCATATTTATTATCCTTGTGATAAAGTAACTGCAGAGATTAAAACAACAGTCCAATTAGCTACTTCTGACCAATTTGATTATAGTTTAGGATTAGAAAATCCTTTAAGTCTATCATTAGACAGAGGTATTACTTATCGAATGACAGGGTTAGATATTAATGGTAATGCTTATGATTTTTCATTTCAGACACCTTCAATATTAAATGTGAGTTTAGTTACTATAAATGTTCGTAATGAAGTAGGACAAGCAGTAGTAGATATTATTAATGAAACTAATTTAGAACTTCAATATAATATTGATAATGGAGCTTGGCAAGTTGGAACTACTTTTTATGTTCCTTTAGGAGCTTCCTATGTATTGTATGTAAAAGATGCTTATGGTTGTGAAGACTCATTAAGTTTTACAGTAGATGAAACTGTTATCAGTACCCCATTAATAGGGGAAAGTAGGTACTGTCCAGACCTTCATGAATTAAATGTAGGAAAATTCTTAAATTTGTTCGGTAAGCAACACACAATGAAATTAGGTTTCGTATGTAATGCAAGTCCACAGTACACTAAAATATTTAAACATATTCAAATGATATTAAGCACTGATTATGCTATCAAGAACGTTCAAGTAAAGACTTCTTTGAAACAAGAAAGATTTGTTCCGGGTAGTCATATGACTTATAGAATACGAGAAGGTATGCACTCTGTTCCTTTAAAGAACCCACAAGATGTGGCTGATTTAAGAGGTAGCTGGGCTTATATCGAATTAGAAATAGAATCTATTAATAACACTAAGGTTGATTTATTCTCTGTAATAATGCACCTAAGAAAAAGTACAACATAATGGCACTAACAGACACACCTCCGAGTTACTTAGACAATTTAAGAAACAATTTCGATGCATGGAAAGAAAAAGCTGATAAAGCTCAAAAGATAAAAAACCCATCTTATGAGCCTGTTAGTTTAAATCCTCCTGAAAAAAGTTTATCTGATGAACCTGGTTATGTAGACTATAAAGACTTTGATGAATCAGCTGACCCTAACTATCAACCAAGTACAGAACAAGGGATAAAAAGGACTGAGAAACTTATTGATAGACACGTCAATAAGAGTATTAAGATGAAAGATAAAGCTGATAGCCTTAGAGCAACAAACCCTGATAGGGCTAATAGAATAATGGATAGAAGTGAGAAACGATTGAATAGAGTATCTGAAAAAGCAGAAGGTCTTATGGACCCTGAATATGCAAGTTCATTAGGTAGTGATGTAGCCGCTGGTGGTATCGCCGCTTTAGGAGAACTACCGAGTATTGTAAATCAGTTTTCTGATAAACCAGAGTCGGCAAAAGAAGCTACCGGTAAAAGTTTATCTTTAACAGCGAGTGGAGCAAAAATAGGAATGGCAGCAGCTGGACCTTGGGGTGCGGCAGTTGGAGCAGTAGTTGGTTTTGGTAGTGGTATTATTGCTAATTCAGGTTGGAGAAAAGATCTTATGGAAAAAAACGATAAGATAGCACAAGTAGATTTAGATAATCAAAAGCAAGATAGAATGAAGCAATTATTTGAGAACTCTAATTCTGAACAATTACAGCAAGAGCAAAAAATGTTAGCACAATCATTAGGATATACACGAATTTCTTAAACATAATATTATGGCAGTACCAACAGTAACAGCATTAGATAGACTTCTAATAGACAATATGAAAAAAGGTCTTGGGATAGAGTCTGGAGAAAAAAAATACAAGGCCCTTAATACTTATAAAGGTCCTAATGGAGATAAGAAACCTACCTATGCATTTGGATTATATCAATTCGTTCCTTATTCTCATTTAGAAGATATGAGAAAGTATGCTGAAAAATATCCAGAATTAGGTATGGATATTAAAGATATGCCTACTTATGCTCAATTTAAAAAATTGCAAAATGCTAAAGATGATAAAGCAGTAGATGAATTATTTCAAGTTTTATATAATAATAAAGAATTTCAAGATGCTTTTTATGACCAATGGATGACTAAAGATATCATCCCTAATTCCAAAAAGTTACATGCTGAATTTGGTGAAAAGTATAATTTACCATTAGAAGCTTTTATTGCTTCTTCACATATTATGGGTTCTACAGGTGCAAGAACGAAATGGCTTGAAGCAGAGAAAAACCCAGCTGTTTTAGATGAAATTATTGATCCTCAAAATCCTATTTCAACTAATGATTACATTAAGAAATTCACAAAAGGAATTACAGATAAAGGTGGACAGTTAACTTATACTACACCTGAAGAAGATGCTATATTAGACCCTAATTACACCAATGTTGAAAACATTAAAAACAGTGTTCTTGATAATGCAGTAACACCAGAACAAAAAGGTTGGAAAAAGCATTTCACTGAATATGATGAATTAAAGAAGATTTATATTCAAAAGCAAAACGACTTACAAAAAGCAGAAGAAGATGGTTTAGACGCTTCAATAATACAAGCAGAAAAAGATGTTAAAGACGCTGAATATAATCTATATAAAAAAGGATATACTTTACAAAATGTTATAGACGAGAAAAGACTTAAACAAGCTGAAGAAGATGTTAAGTTGTATAGGAAAGGACATCAAAAAGAAAAAGATGCTCAACAAGTAATTAAAGAGCTTAAAGGGAATGTTTTAGGAAAACCTAAACAAGTAGCTAATAAAGCTGAATGGTTAGAAGGTAGACAGCCTAATTCTGGTTGGAAACTCAATAGTGGTTTAAGTCCTAAAGCAGTTAAAGAAGATAGAGATAAGAGAGAACTTTATTTAGAACAACACAGGAATATTTTAGTAGGAGATCCGATTAATCCTACAGACCCCTCTATTATTCAGAAGATAGACCAAGAAAAAGATAAGAGAGAAAAAGCTAAGGTCGTTATTCAGAATAAAGTAAAGAAAGCTAAAGATAATATCAAATCTATTACTGATGATAAAAAAGATGTAACAGAAGATTTACCTCCAGAAGAAGAAGTACTTCCTGATGCTCCTATAGACCCTTTAGAAATTGCTAAAATAAATAAGGAGGCTGGTGATTACCTTTCACGTTTTGATGAGCCTATCGAAAATATAAGGCCTGATGTATTTGATTATGATGCTGGTAATTGGAAACAAGAAATTCCATTTGAAGCTATCGGTGCTGGTGCTTTAGGTTTAATGGGAATGGCTGATGCTAAAACACCATTGCCAGAGAGAGATGATAAGATTTCAAATGCTATTTTACAATATAGCAATGATTTGAAAATGATGGCTCAAATGGGATTAAAACCCGAAGAGGAAGCTAAGATGAAGCAAGAGATAGCCGAAGCTTATCAGCAAGGAATTACAAATATTGTAAAAGCATCAGGTGGAAATAGAAATTTAGTATTGGGTGCTTTAGGTGGTTTAAATAAAGGTGTTATTGATGGTATTTCAAATATAGGTTTATTAGATATGACTAAGAAAGCTGATGCTTTTGATAAGTATGGAAAGACCTTAGAATATATTGATAACTTCAATAGAACTAAATCTATAGACAACTACAAGGTAAAACTTGAAGATGCTCAATCAAAAAGATTAAGTGGTGCTCAATTAGCTTCTTCTGCTTTCGCTAAAATGGCTGATGATATTCAATATGCTAAAGAGAATGGTCCAGGTTCTATAAACCATAGATATAAACAAGCTATGCTGTATGAAATAACAGGTGTTAATGCTGGTATCAAAGATGATGGTAGTGGAACAATACCCGGAACAGCAAGTTACGTCAGAGCGCAACGTGCTATTGCTGATCAAGCTTACTACGATAGAAAGATAAAATACGATACAGAAGTAAACGCTCAAAATAGCTTTTTAGCATTACCTGAAAAAGATAAAATCTATTGGAAAAATAATGGTGGCTATGTGAATTTTAGACAACAATATCAAAGCCCTAAAGAACAAGACTCCAATGGTTCATTAACACCAACTCCAATGGAGGAAGTAATAAATAGAACATCACAGTATAGCCCTGATGATGATTTTAACTCATACTCTAAAATATAAATTATGTCAGAAGGATTAGCATCAGCAGGTTTAACAGGTTTAACAGCAAATGTTGGTAGACGTGAATCAGCTCAACAAGAATTAGCCACTTTGGGTAAACTTGTTGAAATGAAAAAACAGAAAGAAGTAGAAGAACAACAAGCAGCTTTAATAGAACAGCAATACTATGATAAGATTAGAGCTGAAGCTGATAAGATGCTTGTAGGAGATAGAAAAGCTATCAATGAAAAGAGCAAGTCTATTCAAGGCCAAATCAGACAGCAGATAAAAGCTTTTGGAGGTTCCAGAGCTAAATTTATGGCTAATGGTGGTTTAAGTATGATAGGTGACTATACTAATCAAGTACTTAATTCTGACGAAGTACAACAATATAAAGAGAACAAAATAAATCTTGAACGCTTGTTTGATGCACAAGGGAAAAAGTTAGGACACTTAATTTCTGATGGAGATATGCAGAGTTTACGTAACTACCAAAGTGAGGGTAAAGGCAAAATTAAATATAGTGGTTTAATGAATGAATTAGTTATGCCTGATGAAATGGCTTTTGCTTTTGGTACTCAGGCTACCGCTACAGACATTCTTTATAATGAAGAAAATTTTATGAAAACTGTAGGGAACTTCCAAATAGATCACCCTGAAATGGCAGAGGAAATGCAAACTTGGTCACAAGCAAAATTACACGAAGAAATGAGAGCTTATGCTACGGCTAAAGGATATGCTGTTCATGGTAAAAATACAGCTATGGCAGCTGCAATGAACCAGTCAAGAGGTACTGGTGGTAATCCTGCAAATGCAAAAGAAACCTTAGTTAAAAAAGTAAGTGGTGCTTTAGCTTGGAGTTTGAAAATGGAAAATAAGGTAGTTTCAATAGACCAAATAAGAAATCAATCATTAGCGAATAATGAAATGCTTAGAGGTTTATATGGAACTGTTGGTAATGAGAAATATTCAAGTGTAGGTAAGATAAATGGTACTATTATTGAATCAGTAGGAGAAGTTGCAGGAGAAGTATTTACATTAGGTTTATGGGATTATGACAACAATGCAAGTTACAGAATAAAAGGTGGTCTTAAACTAAGTTCTCAAATCGCTAATGCGGCTTTTAAAACACAAAACGGAGAAAGCTATACTATGGTAAATGGTGTTTATGAAAACTTTGACCCTATGGTTATGGATAACTTACACGCTGCAAATGGTGTGCCTATTGGAGATAAATCAAAGCTACCTAAAGGAGCTTGGAGAAACAAAGGTGCTGTTATGGCATATAAGATAAAAGCACAAGATGGTAAAGGTTATCTGGTTGTAGAAGCTACAGATAATCATGGTAAGATAGATAATGGTGCTGCTAAAAGAAACAAGACTATGTATTCCAATGATATGAAAGATGAAGATGGTAACGATTTACCAATTGAAGGAATGATGAGTATGTATGTTGCTTTACAAGACCCTAAAGGCTTAACGTATTATCAAGAGATAGATTTTCAAGGAGAAGAAAGACAAAGTACTTTCGGAACACATATGGGAGATTACGATGAATTATCTGACCAATTATTAGAGAACAAACAAGTAAAAGATACTTATGACAGAAACTTGTTAAGAGCTAAAGTACAAAGAGAAGGTAAAGCTGAAATACCTATTGCTCATGAAACATTTGATAATAACCCTGTATTCAAAGCACAAACTTTATTAAACGAGAAAACAGTTGGTGGTGATGGTCGTTCAAGATTAATGAAAGCATTCTATATGTCTTACTTTGATTTATATACTAAAAATGAAGACTCTCCAGGTTATGATATAGATAAAGGTATTGAAGAAAATCATTTCAAAACTGTACTTGATGGTATGGGTATGGGTACTTATTTGAGAAGTCCAAAATATGATGATTATCAGATATTGAGTCAAATGAGAGTTGAACTTTCAAAACCTCAACATAATACATCTGATGAAATGACTGAAAATAATCAGATATTACTTGAAAAAATAAGCAATTATTTTACTCAAACAGATATCGTAAAAGGACAGAAACCTAAATTAAGAGAAGGTGCTGACTTTGGATTTACACCTGGTAGTAGTTGGGAAGTGGTAAAAGATTTCAAAGGTAAATCTCATGAAGAAGGTGGTATTGATATTACCATAGACCGTAAAGGTGTAAATATTAATAAAGGCAAAGTAAAAGCCAAAAAAGGTGTTGTATTTAACGGTAAACATTTTCAATTATGAAAAATCAGAAAGTAGAAGTTGAAGGTGGAGAAGTAGCAATAAAAAACAGTAATGGAGATATTGCTATTATTCCTAAAGAAAAGAAAGAATTGATAGAGCAACTAATAGCACAAGGACTACACGAAGAAGTAGATGCATTAGTTTCATTTTTACCTAAGATGAAAGACTATGCAGCTGGTGGTAGTTTATTTGAAGCTGAAACAGGAGAAGACCCAATTAAGCCTGGTGAATCTAAAGCGGCCTATTGGAAGCGTATGGAGAATACTTATGGCTCTGGTGTTAAACATCGTCAAATCTATATGGACCTTTGGGATAAGCCTATTCCAGCTACTCAAATAAGAGATAGCTATCATATTGGAAATACTACTTCAAACACTAAAAACAACCCTGAACTTCAATCTTTAAAAAATCAATATGAAAGTACTTTTGCAGAGCAACAACAAGCAAGGTTAAATGCTGAAAATGCTTTAAACCAACAACCTGATTTTTCGAAACCTTTTGATCCAAAAATTCAAGAGCTCAACAAACTTAGAGCAATGACACCGAGAGAGCGTGAGGCAAACTGGCAACAATTTGACAAATATTATCAAAATGCAGTAATGCCTTTTTATGATAAAAGACAAACATTAATAGACCAATTTAATAATAATCCAGCAAGTAGAATATCTGTTGATAATCCTGAAACATCTTGGAAAGAAATAATAAACAACAATCCTGATATAGAAGATAGAGAATTATTATTTGCTTCGTTAATGGATGAAGGTGCTGATTTTTTTACAAATAATAATATAGGCGGAGAAAGGGCATCTTATGATGGCTATCATACATTTGGATTAGACTCTTTCGGAGAACGTTTTCATGAATTTGAGAAAAAAGGTTATATCCCTAAAGATATGAGACAAAGAATAAAATTCAAATATGCTATTAATGAAAAAGGTGAAGAAAGAATTTCCGCAGATTTCACTAATTTAAAAGATATAATTATAGCTAAGAATGCTTTTATGAAACAAGGTAAAAGTACTGTACTTGCAAAAGCAAAAGAATTAGGTATTACTTTATCGCCACAAGCATTAGACTACTTTACTGTATCTTCGTATAATCTTGGAGAAGGTGGTGCGCGTAAAATGATGGAATCTTATCATAAAGCTGGTATATTAGATGAAAATGATACTTTCTTAAATGATGATGCATATCCGGGATATAGAGCAAATGCACAAGGAATATCAGCACACGCCAATGCAAAAAGAAGAGTACAAGCCACCAATATGTTAAGAGGTGAAAAAACATTAAAAAAATAAGTCTAAAAAGTTAGTATTATGACCGATTTCCTAAAAGTATTACAGCAAGCACAAGTCGATAAAAATGTTTCTAAAAGAAACCCTGTAGGTTCTCCAACAGATGGTGAGAATGAAATCACTTTAACAGAACAAGATATAGATAACGCTAATAAGCCACAAGGTAGATTAGTAAAAGACCCTACGAATGTTAATGTGCAAGATGGTCCTAACTATCCTGGCAATGGTATTTCGCCTGAAGAAGATCCGACAGCTGGTATGACTCCTGAACAAATTGCTTTAGAGCAAACACGTATGGATAGAACACCTGTTCAGGGAGAGATATCAGAGCCTCTTCCTGAAAACCCTTATACGTGGACACCTGAATACACTCAAAGAGGTTTCGTAGAAGAAATAGGAACAAGTTTAATGCGTGGTTTTGGGAAACACGTTGTTGGTGGTACTGGAGATATTTTAGCTTTAGTAAATGGTCTTATTCCTGGTTGGGAAATCAGAGAGGGAAATGCACTTTCAAGAGGACTTCAAGAAGTAGGTAAAGAGTTTGAAGAAAACTACAAAGTCTTTATGCCTGATGAATTAAAAGACAATGAGTTTACATTAGCCACTTTTACCAATCCTAATTTCTGGACTAAAACTGCAGCTGAATACATACCTCAATTAGTAGAAATGATTATCCTTTCCAAAGGTGCTGGTGGTGTTGCTAAAAGAACAGCCCAAAGTGGTGTTAAAGGATTGTCTAAAGGAATGACAAGAGAGAGCTTAGAACGAATAGGTTCTAAAGTTGTTGCTAATTCAGAAGCACAAGTTATGAAAGGTGTTGCTGCTCAATCAAACAAAATATTAGGTCAAGGTCCTAAAGGTTGGAGAGCACTCTTTATGGATACAACAGGAGAAGCTACTGCTGGGTTTGCTACAGGTGCTGAAATGTTTGGTGGTGGTTTAGGTATGAACTTACTTGCAGGATTGCAAAATGCTGGTGGATTAATGAATGAAATGAAAGATTTAAGAGACTCTGATGGTAATCTTTTATATACAGAAGAGCAATTAGCTGATATGGCATCAAGTACTATGATAGAGAATCTGAAGTACTTACCAGTTGATATGTTATCCTATGGTATGGTATATGCTAAATCTACAGGTCAATTCAATAAACTTTTAAATCCTTTCAATAAAACACAAGGAAAGAAATTCTTTAATTCAGCAGAGCAATTAACAGCATCAAGTAAATCTTTTACAAGAAGTATTACTCCTATTATGCAAGCTGTAAATGCAACAGAAAGCAAACTTCTTAAATATGGTAAGAAACTTAAAAATACTGCAAGTGCTGTATCTAAACCATTGTTTGAGGGATATGAAGAAACCTTTCAAGAAACATTCGAAGATTGGGCTAAAAAGAAAGCTGTAGCGAAAGTTACAGGACAACCTATAACCATTGATGGAAAGAAAAGTGATGGCTCTATGCCTTCTTATTTTGAGTTCTATTTATCTAAAGAAAATGAAGCTACACGTACCATTGCATTTGCATTAGGTATGTTAGGTGGTGCTGGTTCCAATATTGTAGAAGCTGTAAATAAGAAAGCTGAAATAGCAGCTAAAAATTATAGCAGAGCAGAACTTATGAAACGTGCTGCAAAGAACGAACTTGAATATGACTATCAAGCTATATTTCTTAAAGAGCAATTAGTAGATAATGCTATGGATGGTAATGTCGATAGTGTAGCAATGCTTGAAGCTATGGCAGAAGAAGGTATTATCAGTGAGGATATGAAATCTGATTACATAACATTTGCTAAAAATATGACTTTAGAAGCTGTTAAAGCAAAGTCACTTGGTCTTAATGATTTAGGAAAGGTAGCTTACTTAAACCATAAGTTCAATGAACAAGCGAATAAGAACGGTTACAAATTTGAAAAAGCTAAAGTAGATGAGAAGATAAAAAATCTTAATGAAGAGTATCAAGGAAAAGAAGATACCAAAGAGTATAAAGCTAAAATGAAAGATGTAGAAGACTCTTGGGAAACTATGGAGAATATGTTTGCTAGAGATATTCATGAAGCTCAACAAGGTATTTTAGGAATTTTATCAGGTAAGAAAGGTGACGTTTCTAATATTACACATGAAAAACTTAAAGCTGTACAAAATCAAGAAGGAAATACTGTAGCGATAGCTTTAAGTGAGCAAGATTATAATGACTACTATAACAAAACCAATGATGAAATCTATAAAGATGCAAGGAACAAGAAATACGACCCGAGAGGTATGTTTTCTAAATTAGGTTCCGGCGTTAAAAATGCTTTCAAAACAGTTAAAGAAGGTCTTATAGGTTTTAAAGAAAAAACAGAAGAGAAGATCGCTGAAATCAAGAATAAAGGTCTTGATGGTTTGACACCAGAACAACGAACTCAATACGACAAAGCTAAGGCATCAAAAGAAGCTATTGATACAGAATTAGCGTCTATGAAAATAGGTGAAGATGGAGTCACTAAAGATAGCTACAATGCGAAGAAAGCAGAAGCTACAGCTCTTGAAGTTGAGATGGCTGACTTATTAGCTAAATCTAAAGCGAATATTCAGTCTACTATTAAAAATGCAAAAGGTGGTAGAGCTTATATGGACCCTCTACTTGAACCTGAAGAAGAAGCAGATGAAGAAGCTCCTGTTCGTAAGCCTGGTATGATGGATAAGTTAATCAAATCGTTATTTACCAAGAAAAATCAAACAGAAGAAAATATCATAGCTACTGAAGAAGAGATAGCTAAGAAATTAGAAGATGCAAAGATTGACTTTACAGATGAAGTAAAAGCTAAAAAAGCTTTAGAGAGATTGATAAGTACAGAAGATGGTGTTATTCAATCACTTCAAACAAAAGATGATTTCAATAAGGAAGAGTTCATAGCTTACCTTATGAAGATGGGTAAAGAAGGAAATTTCAAATCAGAAACTAAAATTGAGAAAGAAGCTCGTATAGACCGTAATGCTAAAAAGAAGAAGAAAACAGAAGAAATTAAAAAAGCACAACGTGAAACGCCTACAGGTAAGAATGTAAGACAACACGATTTAGGGAAGAAATTTAACGACCCTAACTGGAATAAAGAATACAAGAAGATAGTTAAGCAAGACCCTACACAAGCTACGCTATTGCAAGAAGAATATGATGAATATTTGTCAAGCATACAAGCTGGACTAAAATATGGGCCAACAGCTATCATTCAACAAGTAGCTGTAAACCAACATTTACGACAATTATATCCTGATAGTAAAATTCAAGCATATGCTATGAACAATATGGTAGATGCTTTAGGTGGAACAAAAGCATTAGGTTACGCTGCTTTAGCTGGTATTTTTATTGATGAGAAAGTTTGGTTTCAAAGTGAAATCTTTATGCACGAATTTGCACATATCCATTATTCACTTTCTAAAAATGACCCTGCAACAGTAGAGCTTATGAAACAAGCGTTGAATGATAAGCAATTGGTAAGTAGAATAGAAGATGAATATGCTGATGATGTCGTTTACTATTATGCACAACCGGGTTGGAAATCTGGTATGAAAAAGGATAAAATCTTTTTTGGAGATATGACTGCTGAACAGAAAGATCAATTAGGGAAACCCCATAGGAACGGTGTTCTTATGGCTCGTAAAGCTCCTATGCACGAACAACCTGTTATTATGGATGAATTGTTTGCTAATTACTTACAAGGACCTATGTCTAAAAAGTTCTCTAAATATTTCAATCCAAGAACAGATTTACCAAGACAAGCACAAGTTAAAAATTGGTGGAGACGTATTAAAGATAAAGCTAAAAAGCAAGAAGATAACAACTTCAATTTAGCTCAAAAATTATCTGAAGAAAAATTAGATGGTACTAATATCAACGACCATATCATGAATAACTTTGTATCTATGATACAAGGAAAGCCTGTTACTGTAGGTGGTAGATTTGCTCTTGACAATGAAAAGAGTACAATTACCAAAGAGGATAATTTAGATATTATGAAAAGGCTACGTGAAGAGCAAGCTAAATCAAGAAATAAGCAAAACAAAGCAGATATAAAAATGGTAGAGGCTTTTTATGCTCCTATCAAAATAGATGAGGATAAAAAGGGTACTCTTGTAGATGATTGGGATTTATGGGATAGACCTTTACCAGAAGCGAATGAAGAGTTTTCACAAGTTGATGCGTTAGAGAAATTAAATCAAGACATAGAAACTAACATAGGAACAATGTGGGATGATAATTACAATGCCACAATGATGAAAACTACAGAAGTTATAAAACACTTTGTAGAGCAATTTAATAAAGTATCTAACGAAAGAAAATCAGCTGAAATAGAAGCTGTTAAAAATGATCCTAAAGCTAAAAAAGTTGATGCTATGTACACTGAAGGTATTAACCTTAATAAGTTTACAGAGGGATTAATGGATTTAGCTTATATGTATGATTCACCTATTGATTTTATCAGAGTTTTAGAACAAACAAATGATATTCATCAAAAAGAATTTATGAAACATCTTAATGCTGAATTTAAACAAGATGCATTACAGAGGTTAGTAACTATGCATTTGCTATATGGAAATACAGCAATAATACCTGGTATCATTCATACTGTTGATAAGAATGGAGAATACACTTCTGTAACAGCTCAATCAGCTAATGACCCTATTATCATTAAAAGAACATTAAAACAATTATCTCGTAAAACTATAGAACAGAAAAATCTATTAGAAGATGCTATTGATATTTTAGAGAGAGGTGATATTGAAACTAGAGAAGTTCAAGAAGCTGCTGCTGAAATAATCAAGTTCTATGGTCATGATTTAAACATTGCTAAAAAGATAATTGGAAATGGATATCTTATTATAAATAAGAAAAACGTTCCTATTGTATCAGCTTTAAAGCAATTATTAAATGCTACTGAACAGGAGATTATTCCTTTTACTGGAAACAAGTCTAATGATGAATTTATGATGGCTGGTACTGTGAGAACTAAGTTAAAGCCTATAAAAGATAGAAATGAGAGAATTATATCATCTATTCTATTAACAGGAAAACGTTTTGGTTCTACAAGTGTTGTTAAGGGGCCTACTGGGAACAATGTTACCACAAGAATGTTTAGCAATCACGCTATTAAATTATTCAATAAGATTGTTGTTGATTTAAAAAACTCTGAATATACTGGTAAAGCTAAGAAAGAATTTATCACGAAATATTCTAATAGTGATAAATCTGTAACAGTATCTTCTTTTAACCCTCTTTTAGAGTCGTTTTATGACAACTTCCATTTGAAAGGAGAGTTGCCTTTAATGGTTCTTGACTTTGGTAGTAAGAATGAAATGTTCAATAAAGCTAAAAATTATAAAGATATGTCTGCTGAACAGCAACTTATCAATGAGTTGTTACAATTTACAGAGAGTATCAAGAATGAAGATTCTAATTATTTAGGCTCTATGGATATTTTAGGGAACTCATCAAGACGTTTATTAGTAGGATTGCCACGTATTGAAAATATACTTACTGCTGATGGCAATTTCAATGCTAAAGGAGCCTCCCATCTTAATAAGATTTTTAGTATTTATGAGTCTTTAAACAAGGATAAGAAAAAAGCAATGGAAGGCATACCTAATAAAATAGGTGCTAACTTTCCTCAATTTGAAAAAGCCATTAAAAAGGATGCTGACAAATGGATAAAATATCTTGCTGAACATTCTGAAAGCTTATCTAAAGTAAAAAGTTTACAGCCATTCTATCAAACTAAAGATGGAACAGTCCTTAATAAACTAACTAAAGAAGGAGAAACTTTAATAAAGAACTTTATCTTTAATAGAGTAGCCAATACATTCTATGTTCACGAAATGATGAGTCCAGGTTTATTTTTAGATGGACTTACCAAAAATAACAAAGGACATGTAGCGCCTGTAATAGCATTAGACCCTCGATTAAGAGTTGAAATGCTACCTATGGATGATGAGTTTAAATTAACCAGACCATTAAAAGATGAAAATGGTAAGGAAACAGAAGCTGCTTTTAGAAAGCGTTTTAAGCAATGGGAGAAAAATGTTATCGTTAGTAATGATGGTATTCAATATATCTTACCAGAACACGCTGATGCTATACAAGCTTTAAATAAAGATTTCAATAAAGGTTATAAGCTATACTCACATACTATAGAGAAAGAGAATGCTTGGTTTGCAAATCAGACTTCTCAAATGAAAGGTTATACCACTGTACTTACAGAAGAAGCTGTGACTAATGGTAATCAACAGCATCTGTACCCTATATGGAAAATTCTTACCAATAGAAATGAGAAGTTTAAAGCCGACTATCTAAAGAAATATGGAGAAGAATATGATCCTAATTTCAGAACTCAAACAAGTGTTGATAGTGATAGACCTAAATACATTCCAATAGTAACACCTGTAAGTGCTGAAAAAGCTGGGTTATTTCATACAAAAGAACTATTAGGTTTAAAGACTAAATTCAGTTTAGAGCAACTTAAAAACCCTGAAGTACAAAAAGAATATGAAGCTTTATTAGATAAACTATACTATACTGAAAGTGGTTTTGTAGGATTAGATGGTTCTAATTTTGGACCTCAACAGATAATGGATAAGCGTTATACACAAGCGACATTCGGAACGCAAGTATTAACGTCTATACCACACGCTAAGAAAGGAGCGCCACTGAATAATGCATTGCGTATACAAGAGCTTATCAATCAACAGAAATGGGTAAACTTTAAAAAGGCTGTTCTTGATGAAATGGCGAGTTATGAAATTGATGATGATTTTAAATACAGTAGATTTATAAGAGAAGCTGCTAATAAATTAAATTCAGACCCTTATACTATTGCGGCTTTAACTTATGGAGAGTTACCTTATTCACCTCACGTTGCTGATTTCGCAGGAAACCAATTTAGAGCTCAAATTATCAGACATGGTAACAATCTAAAAGTAACAGGTACTTATGGACAGACCATTTCAGATATGGGATATAAATTTGTAACTGATAAAAATGTAGAAGGTTTTATAAATAGACCGAATAGAGATAAAACTTATCCAGCTGTAGAACAGTTTATAGATGAGCAAGGGAATGTAAGAAGAAAAAACAATCCTAAAGTATCTAAAGAATATATAAATGGTACTTCAAAGCTAAACTCTTATGGTTGGAAAATTGTCGATGGGAAACAAGTTACTGTTCCATTTGAAATTGTACTTCCTGAACCATTACCTGGAGATCAGACTGTAGCAAGAGAGTCTATATATGATGAGTTTGGCGGTGTTGATAATGCAAGAGGAAAGTTATTACATAGAAATAAAAAAGGTTTTTTAACGAATTTCAATACCTTAAAAAGATTAAAGTTATTACATCCTAATGGTACTGTAAATACAGAAGCTATGGATTTAATGCTTGAAGAAAATGGTATCTACTCATCTCCTGTAAAAAACGAAAGAAATCGTATTGGTACTTATATACCTGGAGAAACAGTAATGCTTACAAGAATACCACATAACGGACCAGCTTTCGTAGGTGTTGCAGAAGTGGTAGGTTTTCACGATACTGGAGCTTCAAATATTATTGTTCCTGCTGAATATAGTTGGTTAGTCGGAGCTGACCACGATGGAGATGCTTTATTTATTTATCAAGCCTCTAAAAGAAAAGATGGTTCTATAGATGAGAGAATGGGAGACTCTTCGGCTGCTAAGGATAAAGGTACTATTAGAGAAGCTGGATATGGAAATTGGAATAAAGCATTTGATATGTTAATAGAACAATGGACAGCTGAAGATATGCGTATAACTTTAGAAACACCATTGCGTTTTGAGAGTAATATGGATGCTATCATAGAAGAAAATAATGAAGCTTTAAATCCAGAGCAATATAAACAACAAAGAGCATTAGAAGAAAAACTAAATAGAGGTCTTATAGACCAAAAAGCTTTTGAAAAAAAGTTAGCTGTTATAAAAGCGGAGGCAGACTTTGTTATTCCTTTTGGTACTGAACATTACACAAAGCAATATAACAACTCTGTAGTTGCTCAACAGACTATTGGTATCGCTTTTAATACGCATAGAGCCTTGAACTTATTAGCTACCTATGAAACAATGTTATCTAATGGTACTGTTAAAGGTAAAAATTCAAAAGGTGAAATAACTGAAAAACCAAAATTAGTAAACATCAATATAGATGGACAAGTAGAGAGAGGTTTTACAGATAGGAATGCAGACAAACCAATAAATAAGAATAAAGGTATTAATTCACGTATTCACTTATCTACTATTCTTGCCAATATCGTATTGGATAGTACTAAGAATGGACACGCTGATGCTTTAAACTTAAACATTAATAGTATTTCTTCAGCAATGATATTAGTGAACTTAGGGTTTGATATTCAGAAAATAGGGTTACTATTTAATCACCCTATGGCAAAAGAATACATAGAGAAACGTAATGAAATGGGGAATGACTATTTGGAAACTGGTAGTTATAAGTCTATAATTTATAAATATAAAGAGAAGTATGAAAATACCTCTTTAGAGATCTATAGCAATCCAAGTGAATTTAGTGTTACTGTAGACCCAAAGTCAAATCGTTATAATAGTGATGAAAATGGATTTGCTATTCTAAGACTGATGCATTATTTATCCAAAATAAGTGATGATATTTCAATCATAACTGATATTACTTCAGGTCATAACAAGATGGAATTAAATGTATTTGCTTTAGAGAAGCAAGTAACGGATCTAAATGCTTTAATAACTAACAAGAAGCGTGAAGCTGAAATGGTTGGTAAAAAAGAAGGAAAGAAAAATTCTACTCTTTATTTTAGAGAGAAATCTGATTTAGCTGAAAATTCAATAGAACCATTAATTATAGATAGTCCTGAATTAAAGCATTATAAGAGAATGGCTTTAGAATTTATCAAGCATCAAAGACGTTTGAGTATTATTGAAAACCCTTCTATTAGAGATATTATTACACTTGTAAAAGATAAAGTGACAGCTTCTGCTTTAAGTGGTAGAGAGTTAAAGCATTTTTCTGAATATCTTGTTCCTTTTATCTATGGTAGATTGTTAGGTGTTAATAATATTGACGTATCAGAGATAAATGATATTTTCCAATATGAAGATGAAATTGCAGTTGGAGAAGATGCGCTATTGCCATTAGCTACAGAGTTGAAGAATTATGCAGAAATGTTAGATGATGAGCTACATACTTATTGGGAAGACCCAAACAATGTTGGAAATAAAGATACTGATTATACACGTTCTCGTTTATTCAAGCAAGGTATCATTATAGAAGCTGGAAAAATAAAACTAAATCCACAAGTATTACAACAACATTATACGCACCCTGATAGAATAATGCTACAGAATGAATTTTCTGAATTGCCATTAGCCTTACAACGTAAATTAGTATTGTATGATTTAGTGAAAAATGGTTGGAATGGAGAAGAGTCTTTATATCCTATTTTCCCTTATGATATTACATCTTATATAACTTCAAGAGCTAAAATGTTTAAAGAAAATGAAGAAGAATTTGCTGATAATATCATTAAAAAAGCGTACAAAAGAATACGTGATTTAGAATCATTAGCGGCAGAAGAAAATGATATGAACTATTTGCCAAGTGTCTTTTTAAATAAAGAGCTTCCAAATTTAACAGACGATCCAAGCTCTAAATCTTTTGAAGAGTTGTATAAAAAATTAGGGCACAATAAAGCTGTTACCAATAGGATAAATGGTAGAGAAAACTTTAGAGTAAATGTATCTTATATCAGTGGTGGTAAGAGAATAAATAAGGTTATCGAAATTAATGCTATTGGCCCTTATGTTACTAAAGATGATGGTATAACCGAGTATAGTGAGTCTAAAGCTAAAGATAATGACGAATGGTCAGCTATAGCAAGAGATTTAATAACAAGTAAAACAAGTAGAGGTTTTAAACTTGTTGGAGAACCTAAATTAGAATTATTAGAAACAAGTAATAATGTGCCTAAGAGAGCTCATATGATATTGATTAATGATAATTCAACTGATGATAATGGTGGTTTTATAAAAGATGATGGTGTAGTTCCTAACATATTGAGTAAAGAGGCTATTGATGAAGATGCTATTTTGCAAGAAGAAAAGAACTCTAAAAAAAAAAGTAGTGTCGTAGGTAGATTTTTTAAAGATGATTACTATAATTATACAAGAGAGGACTCACTAGACCAATCAGAACTAATGAACGCTTATGAATATAAGCAATCTTTAACATACATTCAGGAGGCTCGTATTTGGCTTAATTATCTAAGAGATAAGAAAAAGACAAACAGCTTCCTGGAAAAGTATAAAGAAGGAGAATTTAAAAAGCATCTACAAGATATAGATACTGAAGAAGTTTTAAAACTTTATAACACTTGGGGTAGATATGATGCTTATGCAGCGGCTAACATTATGGTTCCTGTTATGCTTGAACTTACCCAACGTGCTTCCAATGAACAATCAGCACTTACTAAAGTACAAGAAGGTCAAAATGATATTGGTGTAATCAAAGCTTGGTTTCAAACTAATAACATAGACTCTACACATCCAGCAACACAAGCTGTACAACGTGAATTAGAGACAGAGTTTAAAGGCTTTATGAATGAACGTAAGAAATATCTTACGCGTATCAATGATGCTACAGAAAACTTATATGCTGAAAAATTCAATTACAATCCAGCTAAAAATAGTTTCATAAAGAAAATACAGAGAGCTGCAGTATTACTATTTAAAAATCGTGATGATATTTACCGTATTCTTTATGGCAATATTATTACTACAGAATATCGTACAGAACGTGGTAAAGACCAAAAACGATATGCATTATTATCTGATAATATCTTACGACAAAAATTAGCTAATAATGAAATCACACAAGTTGAATACAACTTTGCTAAAACATTTCGTGAGATCACTAATGAGTTAGACCCAAAGATAAATGACGATAAATATATTGGTGGAGGAATACCAGCGATTGGTATGGGAAGATTAGAGTCTTTTGGTAGGAAAGGACTATTAGGTGTCTTAATTAACTCTCGACCAATAGATGAGGCTATAGGTGATGTAGAGTTAGAGTTTGAAGGTCAATTAATGAGATTTAAACATATAGAAGATATCTTTAGACAAGATAAAAAGAGCAGTTGGAAAACTAATAAAGAGTATATACAACTTCGCAATAAAGCAAAGAAACTCTTTAAAGTTAAAAAGAATGAAGATGGCTCTATGTTTAAGCATGAAGATGTGTTCAACCATACTATCTTAGGTGATGGAATGGTAAACAACTTTGCGAATGGTGGTTGGATAAATGCAGACCATATGGCTTCATTAGATTTAAACAAAGCACTCTCTGATTTTACACATACTCAACTATTCATTACAGGTAATAAGAACTTTAAAGGTTTTAAAGCACTACAAGCTACTGTAGATGGACTTTTATTACATAACAAGATGAAAGGCTTTGTAAACCAAAACAAGTTCGTTAGAAAGGTTTATAAGGAGTATTTCTTAAAAGCTAAGAAATTACAAAAAGACAGTTCTGGAGATAGAGTGATAGATGCTATTGTTAGAGGAAACCTATTATACATAATGGGTTGGAAACTATTAGCAGTAGGTAAAGGAATGTACACTATTGGAAATGTTGTAGTAGGAAAGTATAACAACATTAAAAATCAAGGTGGTAAAGCCTGGTTAATGGGAGAGAGTAGATTTTGGGGTAAACATAAAAAAGCTATGGGTATCTTAAAAACTATAAACTTTACAGATGCTAATTTCTATGACGATGTGAACTTACAATCCTCATCAGGATTAGATTCTATATTTACTGATATTGCTCTTTGGCCTATGATGGCTTCAGAGAAATGGATTCAAGGTGTACACTTTTTAGGAATGTTATCAAAAGAGCAATATGATAAATTTGATGAAAATGGTAACTACAAAGTAGGAGAGACTGAAATAACAGCACAAGAGCTTACTAAAATGGAGAATGAAGTTAAGAACTCACATGGTAAAGGTTACACACCTACAGACCAGAGATTGATACAACGTTACTCTTGGGGTAGAGCTATTATGCAGTTCAGTCGTTTTATACCTACAATGGTATATGACAAGTTTGCTAAAGAAGATGTAAATATCTACGGAGAAAAACATATTGGTAGCTTAACAGCTGTATGGGAAATGATAGCTAAGTTTACAGGTGGTGAAATACCTATCGGTCAACTTGGTGCTTACCGGGCAGGATTAGAACCTCAAATAAGAGCTCGTTTTGATGCAGGACTAAAAGGATTGGCAATGATTTCTGTAGCTATTATAGCAGGAGAAACTATGAATTTAGGTGTAGCAAGAGAGCTTACTGGTGATGCTAATTATTTAGTAAATACCAGCAAGCTTGAATTTAAAGCTATGCCATCTTCAGTAAGAACAATTTTAAATATGCTAAGTGGTCTTGCACCAACATCTGATGCAGTAGCTATGGAAGGGAAAGGATTATAATTTCTTCCATTTAATATTTTTAGCTTCCCTTTTAAGCGCCTCATCAAAAGCTTTTCTTTGTTGGGGCGTTAAATTTTCATCTAATTCTTTCCAATAATTTTTAGGACGATTTTTAGAAAGTTCATTCATAAGTTCTTCTAAATCTTTTATTGTCGTTATATATTTTTTCTTTTTAGTCATAATTTATAAATTAGGTGGTGGAGGTGGAGGCGGTGGTGGTGCCATTCTTTTTGGTGGAGGTGGTGGAAAACTTATTATCTTTTTTGGTGCCTGTACAATATTGTTTTGCCTCTCAATTTCAGGCTTGACTTTCTTCTCATAAAGAAGTTTATAGAGTTGATGTATCTCATACCCTAAATACTTTTGGACAAACGGTTCTTTTTTTGATAGTACAGGTCTTTCATATCTATATTGATAAGCTAATCGGACTAAAGGCCAATGTTTGCTATAATTATCTATATGTGGATATACCTGATATCCATATTTTAAGCATATAGACATTATCTTGACTTCTTTTTTTGTTGCAAAGTAATGAGCTTTAGCCTTATTAGCCATTGTTTATAATTTGATTTTAATTTGTTCTTCTGGTAAAGGTATTTCACAAGTAAAGATTTCCATTGCTAAACGTCTACATTTTTCGTGGAACTCTTCTTGATCTGTAGTACTATTCTCTTTAGTGCTTTTAGACATTCTTACATATTCTCCTGTATCTGTATGCTTTTCTTCATAGTTACAATTGAACTTTAGAAATTCGTGAACTTCTTGTGCTGTAAGATACTCTCCCCATTCTTGCTCTAACAACTTCTGCCAGATAACAACAATAACACCAAAGTAATATCTGTTCTGCTTAACGCTACGCTCTTTACTATTGACTTTAATAGTTAGAGTTACTGTCTTGCCATTAAAAGAAGTGATAGCTTCTCTAATACGATTAATATTACGAGAGAAGCTACCATTCTTTATTTCAGTTATGATTTCAAACTGTTTCATTACACTAAGTCTTCAAATTTTTGTCCTTTTAATAATGCTACCATTTTTAATGCAAATTCTTCACTCACATGAGGTCTATGTAATGGAACTCCTATTGGTTGTTCAAATTTGATTGGTTGCTTATGCATTTCTTCACTTGCTTGTTTAAACTCCAAAGATTTAAGTTCATCATACGGTGCTACATATATAACAAAATCTTTGCTCACATATATAACTACATTGGCTTGTGTATTATAAAACAAACCAGTATGTGGATATTTCTCTTTAAGATAAACATCAGAGACATCTATCTTACTTTCATGAATTTCTATTTTCATTATTCTTTAATATTTGAAACGATAATATTTGTTACATAAATATCATCATTAAGTTTATAAAAATTAACATCATAATTTATTTTCATTGGAATATTCAAGAAGTTTACAAAAACAGGATAGTAGTTTTTTATACCTAATGACTTCGTAAATTCATTCAATGTATTCTCAAACATATCTTCATGTTCTTGTATTAATATCTTGTTGCGTTCCGAAAAATAAATAACCATTAGTAAGTAGTTTTCTTTAGCTTTAAAATTCTACCTGTTAGTTGTCCACTTACAAGTTCTACGCTATGAATAGCGAAATCTTCTGTTACTTCATTATCTTGATTTAAAACGATAACTCTGTCTACTTTTGATAAGTCTATTTTCATAATTTATTGTGTTATAAATAAGGTGCAATACCAATATCTGTTACTACTACTTTTTACAATTCCTATACCTATGTAATCCCATTCAGCATTAAGCATATTCTTTCTATGGCTTTCACTTTTTACCCAAGCATTAAATACACCATCAGGACTGTTATAGCCAAAACCTATATTCTCTCCTACACTATCAGCACCAAGCTGAATTAACTCATTAGCTTCATCTACCCATTGTAAATGACTCAATTCATTTTGAGATATCATTTCAAGGCATCTTAGTTTAGATAATTCAGTAGCATAGCTATCAGCTTTTAATACCTTATCAACATTACAGTCTTTCCTATAAGTATTAATAAGTGTAAATAAATGCTGTTCTAAAGTTCCTAATTTAGCTGGTATGTAATGATAGTCAAGCCCTTTTGTAAAAGGATTGTTTCTTGACCTAAAAGTTACATATTGATAAATTACAGCTGTAGCAAGTGCGATACAGAATAAGGTAATAATTATAATAGCAATTGGACTCATATAGTGTTTTTTAATAAGGTTTCTATTTCTGTTTTTTGTTTGTTTACATAGGCTAACATTGTTGTTACTGGATATTTAATCTTTCGTAACTGTTTACCACCATCAGTTAATAAATAACGTTGAGGTGTAAAGGTTTTAATAAATAAGGCTGACTTAAATCCTGTTCCACTCATAGGCATAGGAACTACCTTATTGATATAAATTCTACTCCTATCCCAAAGTATTCTATTCTTTAAAGGAAAGGTTATACTTGAACTTACTTTGCCACCTTTACGTTGTACGCTATTGGTTGGCTTAACGTCTACATATGATACTATTGGATAGTCATCATTTTCATCTGTTTGCTCATGTTTATTTTTATGAGCTACAAAAACAGGTCTTCCGAATTGAAATATTTCTGATTCATTTATTTCTTCATAAAATAGATATTCAGCTTCTTTATTCCAATATATTTTATAATCATATGAATACTCAATCTTTGGAAATAAAGCAAAAGCTTCTATCTCTTTTTCTTTCCTTTTAAAGCGTTTGTAACGCCCATATTCTGCTATGGGCGCTACTAAGAACACTTCTGTTTCTCTTTCGAATGATTTTATATAGCCTGAACTTTGCATTTCTAAAAGCCACCATTCAAAATAGGTTTCTATGCCATTAATTTCCGTCTTCATTATTCAAGAAGTTTAAGATTTTAAGCATATAATTTCCTAATCCAGCTACTGCTGAACTTTTAGCTTTTTCTTCTTTTTCACAAGTAGTAGGTAGTTCTCCTATATATTCTATAAGAGCTTCCATAGCACCTTTAAAGTTCTCTCCAAAAGTAATATCAGGACCAGGAACTTGTGGTATATCATCGTCAATAACTGGTGCTATCATTTCTTTTATACCATAATTCTCTGTGCTTTCAATTTTCTCCTTTGCTTTTTCTAATTCAATTTTCTGATGTATATCATCAATCTTTGAATTAATTAATCGCAATGAAGTTGAAATAATACCATTGTATGAGGCTTTTAAGTTCTCTACTTGGTCTGGTAACAATGTATTAATATGTTCTTCAGGTAAAGAAAATTCAGAGGCTTCAAGTATATGTTTTTCATTATCCAATGCTTTTATAGAATAATGGTCTATCTTTTCAATAGTAGCATTTAATATCTCTTGATATTCTCTGCTATACTTTCCAAAAACATTAGAGCGTTCTAAAGCTATCTTTTGTTCTGTTGTTTCTTCACTAAGCTCTGCTATCTTCGCTGTAGTCGCTGCATTCTTTTTAGCTAATGCTTCTTCTTTCTTTCTTTCTTCCTCATCTATATAAGGCTTAAATTCAACGTCTAAATACTTTTCTTGTATTTCCTTAGCTTCCTCTAAGAAAGTCTTCTCTATACGGTCTAAATCCTTTCCTGTGGCAAGTAAAGGTGCTTTGATTTCTTTCTTAGCCTTACGTGTACTCGCATTAAATGAACGAATAGTAGCTTTCGCATCTTTATACTGCTGAATAGTCTCTGCATTTTCAGCATCGTATTTGATAGCTTTAAAGCCATCAATAATAACCATACTCTCCACTAAAGGATTTAGTAGGTTCAATCCACTTACCTTTAAATCTTTGGTAAGTTTGGTTATTAACTTCTGTGTAGAAGGTGGTAACTTTTTAAATTCATCTGTATTAATTACAGTGATCATAGTTGGTTCTTCATTTTTGGACATTATATTCTGCTTTTAATAATTCCTCTTTTATTGTTTTTAAATCTTTGATATACGTTTCCATTGTTAGCATATTATCTGTATGTAGTTCGTTCATACGTAATCGTATAATCTTTGCTACTGCGTTCTCTACTGAATTGTAGTACCCTATAATTTCTGTAATAGGTATGTCTTTATCATTTCTTCTACCTGTGGCAAATTTCAATGTATGATTGTAATTATCAACTTCAATGAAATATGAACCAAATTCTTTAGCTGTTATTATCATTTTTGTAGTTTTATCATTTCTAATGTATCGAATGCTAATTGATATTTACTTTTAAAATAAGTACCTCTGTTCAATCTTAATTTAACAAGGTTCCAAGTTTCTGTAAATCTATCTATACCCTCTGTAAGACCATAGATATCTGTATAGGCTTTAAGTACAGCTGTATGATAATCAGATACCTTAGTATTTGTTAATAACTCATATACAGTTATCTCACCATAAGACTTTAATCCTCCTATGTTATCAACAGTGTCACCTAAAAGCATCTGTCTCATTAAAAATACCCAAGCATCTTTTTTAGATATTTCTTTAAATTCACCTTTCTTCATATCGAAATGTGTACCCGGACATTGCTCTGCATCTTTATCTTCTGACAAGATAAAAGTATCTTCATCTTGTAGCATAGATATTAAATCGTCTGCTTCTAAATCTTTGAATAGAAGTGTTGGATATCGTTCCTTAATGTATTTTATAACACTAAACTTATCATCTTCTTGTTTCTCATATAAGAGCTGACTGGTTCTGTTTCCTTTATACTTTTTCTCATAAGCAACATTATATCTGTATGTATGCTCTGTAACACCTGAAAAACAAAAGATTAGTCCTTTAGGGTTAAACCAATCCAATAATCTATCTATCTCTTGTTGAGTATAGGTAGCTATATTGTTAGTGGTCTTATCATAAATTTTAATCTCTTTGCTCTCCATTTCTTTAAGAACTTTATTGATAACTCTATACTTAATAAAATCAGCATCTATAAGTCCAATCTTATTAATCATCAAAGGTGTGTGCATTGGTACTATGATATCCATTGTCTGATTTTTACAATTACATAAATTATAAGCATAGGCAACCAAAATACATAGTCTAATAGTAATGTAATAAAGTTGCTTCTTGAATAGTCCATAAAATGACGTTTACGTAATAAAGGTTCTGTTTCATGATGTATTAATACTCCGATTAATACATAGATTGCTACATATATAATGATATTAATAATCATTCGTTACTCGATTTATTTCCTGAATACATTGTATTGTTTTCATTCTTCTTGTTTTAAATTGATAAGATTTCATCTGTTGGATAATTTGAGGTGGATTATCAGCTTTAATAGTTGGGATAACTGTTTCCCTATTGCTCTCCATATCATTCATAATTTTGAAGTAAGCCAATATAGAAATAGACTGATAAACGTTTCTTGCTTTTCTTGAAGTCGCCCATACTCTACCTAAACTACCTAATAGAATTAACCCTCTTAATATTTGCATAGAATTGTTGTTAAAAATGAAGAGAGGCGGTAAGGAAAATTGCTGTAAACCTTACCCATTGCTCAGGCGAGACCTCTCTTCAAAAGTTAATTAAAATGGTACATCATCTTCATTTTCATCTACCATATCTAATGTAGGTGCTGAAGAAACAGGAGCTGTTGGTGCTGCTGCTGGTGCTGGTGGTGTAGCAACTTTAGGTGGCTGAATTATTTCCATCTTACCATGTGCTACTAATAAATCATCTGTCCAATTTGAAGCTATATATTCTTCATATGTGAAATCAGTTACAAGCATTTGCTTGATAGGTTCTGTTGAAGATACAGGTGCTCTCTGAATAGGTGGAGCTGCTTTAGGTGCTTGTCCTGTACCATTATTAGTAAATTGTTCTCTTGTAGCAAAAGCACCACCATTATTTGCGTAACGTACTGCTTCCTCACTTTCTTTTATCATTTTTTGAAGATAATCAGGTAGTTTAGTAAACTCTTCAGTTCTAAAACATTCTCCTTTTTCATCAATCATAAAAGATAATAAATCATTAGTTCTCACTACTGATTCCCAATCAAAATTATAAGTTGTTCTCAACTTATCAGTAAGACCTTTAATACTTCCAATGTTATTATAAATAATAGTTGGGTCGTCTTTCTTTGGTCTATTTATGATATCAACAATAAATGTTCTACCTAAATATTGACCTATACTCCAACCATTTTTGTATTCGCTTTTAGGTACAATTCTACCTTCTGCTCCATCAATAATCTTGGTCTTTAAGTTTGAGGTTTCCCCTAACATAAAAGTGTACTCTTGGCTCACTACTGTTGAGCGTGCTTCTGTATCTCCCTCATTAAATAATTGCTTTAATAAAGGAAATTCAAATATCAATCTCACTATACGTGAGCTTTTGTCAAAGTACTTATTGTACTGTGTTCCACAATCAACTATGGAATATAAAATACCAGGATTTGGTCCTGCTTCTAAAACTTGTTTGTCTAATCTCTTCTTTGAAGAATTAGGTACTATAAAATCATTTGCGTTCATTTCTGTACTGTTTTTAAATATGAATATAATCGTTTACTTGCATTGAGTCTAAAACCAATCAATATGGAGAAATAACTATGAATGCGAATTTTGCTCTTTTTTCTTTTGGATATTATTTGTGTGTCTACTTCATATAAGATATTGTTTAAATAATTAGTTATTACTGTGTATGCTACTATATAGCTAACATTGTTAGCCTTAGCCGTATCAGTTACGTGCCTAATGAAGTCCTCTTTTAAAAAGACCTCATTAGTTAAGTAACTGTAACAATCGGATTGTGAAGTAAATTTTCTGACATTTTTACTTTTGTCTTGTGATAAGTCTTTAATGTACATTAATAACAGACTTTTTCTGATAAGAATTTCTTCAGCTTTTTAGGTACTCTAAAGTATATGTAGTATTTCTTTGGTGATGTAACCATTACATCTTTCTGAAAGTTTAAATACTTTTTCTTCTGTCTTACTTTTATTAGAATAGTACCTAACTCTCTAAATGTAATATGAGTACCAAACTTTATCTTTTCTAACATACTGTTTTCCACAAATGCTAAAATATCTTTGCTTTGTTTAAGAGAAAGACCAAACTTTTCTGATACTTCTCTATTAAATTCTTTAAAATGCATATCTGATTTTTTAACAAATATAAACAAAAAATAGAAACAACACCATAGTAGTGTTGTTTTAATAAAAAAAAACAACTACCTTTGGCTCGAAGTTCTACAAAATGTGAGATAATCACTACTTCATTAGATATATAAAGAGAGGCTATTTGGATATTAAGCCTCTCTTTTTTATTCATACTTACCACTAAAATTATAACTATTAATAGTCATATTAATAGGATTAATAAACAAGTGAATAGTAGTAGTTCCAATATCTCTCCCCTTACCTATAATAAACTCCGTATGGAACAGTTCAGAGAAACCAGGTGTTTGTCCTTTCTGTTCATCATAATAAGCTTCTCTATATAAGAATGCTACAATATCAGCATCTTCTTCTATACTACTTGACTCTTTTAAATCTGATAGTTTAGGTCTTTTATTCTCTCTGTTCTCTACTGCTCTACTTAATTGAGATAAAGCAACAAAAGCAACATAAAGCTCTTTAGCTATAGATTTCAACTCTCTTGTAATAATAGTCACTAATACTCTTAGTTCCATCTTATCAACACTACCAGTTCTTTGTATGTAATCTAAAAAGAATAGCTTAGTATTAAACTTAGCTACATATTCTTTAGACTTTCGTACTATGTCCTCAATAGTTCTGATTTTATCATCAATAACAAGATTTGATTGCTCTATATACCTATCAGCTTGTATTACTTTCATCAATTCATCATTAGACAGTTCCCCTTTTTTTATTCTTTTGTATTCAATACCAGTGATCAGTCCAATCAATTTAGATTTCAACTGATTACGTGCCATTTCTAATGAAAAGAATACTACGTGATTACCTTCCATTGCAGAGTTCCAAGCTGATATTAAAGCATAGGTAGTTTTACCCATACCTGGTCTTGCTGCTATGATAACTAATTCGCCTAAAGAATAACCGCCTGTAAATGAATCAATAGCATCTACAGAGGTAGTAATACCTGTAGACTTACCTTCTGATTTATTTTTAACCTTATTACGTATTTCAGTTTCGTAATCATTTTCTTGTTGCGTAGTAATATTAACAGTTAACCTATTATAAAGTTTATTATAGGCACTAATAATATTATCTCCAACTTGAAGTACATCTCGATTGTTCCAATTCCCATAAAGCACATCGTAGGCTTTATGGTTCCAGAAATCAAATAACACATATTGTTTAAGCATCATTATGTGATGCTCTAATAGTACGTGAGAGTTAATTCCTTTTTGTAGAATATCAATAACTTCATACTCAAAAGTCTTTGCATTATTAAATCTAAACTTATCAGGTCTAAATTGACAAATAGTAACTACTGTTGGTATAATGCCATTCTCATAACATTCTAATACTGCTTTAAAAATAAATTGGTGAGTAAAAGAATGAAAGTCTAATATAGTAAGGTTGTGTTTTAGAACAAGTTCTTTAACACCACTCTTATTATCGGCTCCTATAATACTTGCCAATACTTGTATCTCAATATTTATCCTATGATAGACATCATAATTTTTCTCTGTTTTTTCCATAATCTATGCTGATTTTAATTTGACTTCTTTTTGCTTTGCTATCTTCTTGATAGTTCTAAGGTTCTTTGTAAGAGTAGCTATAATAGGTTTATTATACCTTGATGCTTTATTGCCTAAACCTCTGGATTGAACTATGGTAAAATTCTCTAATGAAACTTCTATAGTTTCTTTAGGTTTTCCTTTATAGTAACCACAAAGTAATAGTGCATCTTCTTCTCTATGATATCCATTAGTATGAATACAATGCTTAAAAAGATTACCTAATTTCTCTACTTCATCTACAGTTTTTATAACTGTGATCATTACATCTCCATTTTTAAATTCAAGTTCTTTCCATCGTTCCATACGTTTACTATACCACTCTTTATCTTTACGTAATTTTTCAAGCTCTGCTTGTTTACGTTCTTCATCTTTCATTCTTCTTATAGCTTCATATTGCTTTTGTTTTTTCTTGACATAGACATTATGAGCTTCTTTAAAGTTCTCTGGACAAACATATTTAGGACTTCTTAAATCTTTACCAAATTCTTCTAAAAGCTTTAAGTAATCTAAATAATTTTCCATTTTCTTTATCTTATATTTATTTCTAAATACTATCTTAAATGAAGACCAATATTTCTGTATCTGCTCTCTTCTGTAGCTATAACAACAAGTTTGAAAGCCATCTACATATCCAAGTTTTAGCAATGTTTCAGCTATTGGAAAAGTAAGCAATAACCAGAACGTAGTAAACGGTGTAATATTATCATCGTATTTTTCAAGACCATTTCTTTTAATGATAGGTAGATATTTAATACGTGGATAAGTATAGTTTACATGTTGGTCGTGTGCATTGATAGACTTGTTATTCTTTAGAGAGAACTCTCCAAAAAATCTACTACCATACCAACCAGCCATTCTACCATAACCAATGATAGCGTGTTTACCTTGTTCGTTAAGATATATTCTTGAATTTTCAAAAATCCAATAAACACCTTTCTCTTTCGTTTTGTAGGTACATCGTATTTCAAATAGTCTGATAACTTGATACTCTTTGAAAGTTGTTATTATTCTGAACTCTCTTGTTTCTCCGTATGTTCTATGTTGCGTTGAAACTATTTTTAGTTTATGCTTACAGTTAGGACAGTTATCACCCATTACTTCATCTTGCCAACCTTGTGTAGTATGAACTTTATATACGTGACCACAATGTAGACAATGGATATTTCCTGACTTATTACGGAAAGCAACAAAGCTATGTGCGTTCTCTCTGGCCCACTTCATTTGGGTTTGAGTTATCTTTGGTAGCTTTTTATCTAAAGCCACTATCTCTCTCTGAAATTTAGTCTTTGCTTGCATTAGAATAAAGTAGGTTCGTTATCACTTGATAATGTTGAGGTTTTAGGTGCCTCTGGTTTCTTTAACATTTTATTTCGTTCTTGTTGTATAAGACTGTCGATAGCTTTCTGTTTAGCTTCAGCTTTTTCTTCTTCTGTAAGAACTACTACGTGATTAACAACAACACTACCATTAAATGCACCACCTATTTCAATATTATCTTCATCGTAATAATGATAAGCCATATTGAATATCTCACTATCTTCAAATCCATTACATCCACTTTTCTGAACTTGATTTAGAATATAGGTAATACAATCATCTATATTCTTTTCTTCATTTTGAAATCTAACCTCAAAGAAAGGATCTTCGGATGCTCTTTCATTTAAGTCTTTTAGAATTGCTTCCTTAAACGCTTTCGTTGTTTTCATCTTCTATATCTTCTATTGAATTATAATCTTCTATGTCTGTCATTTCATAGTACTTGCTAAATTCTTTAGCAAAAGTTCTTGATAATTTGTTCCTGTTTA